GTGGAAAATATCAAAGCTCCTAATTTTGGCGTAGATACTCAAATTAGAAAATTGAAAGAAAAGGCCAAAGTATATGCAAAAATGAATAGAATACTGGAAATAGTCATTGGTCTATTAATAGGAACTGCGATCTACGTGATTTTAGTAAAGATTAAGTGAGTATTGTAAACTATGAATAATACGTTAAATCAAAACGAAAAAGACTTTTTAGCTGTTATTAATCAAGTTTCTTATGAATTAAAGATCAATGCTCTAATCAATTCTGAATTGGATAGACCTTTATATGACAACGACAGAGTTTTAAATCTGTTAAACATTAAAGATATGTTATTGACTAGCATTTTAGGACGAATGAAATGATTACAGTGGAATGGAAAATAAATTATTATGATTAATTTAGTTTTATTGTCAACTTTAACTATTGGTCAAATTCCAGTTGATAAAGTTGCCCATTTTGGGCTATCATGGGCGATTAATCATACTGTCTATTCGGTATGCGAAAAAGTAATAGAAAAAAAAGTTCCATGTTTAATTACGTCAATATTAACGACTAGTGCTATTGGAATATCTAAGGAAATCATGGATGGCAACAGGAATACAGGCAGAGAGCATGCCAAAGATTTGATGGCCGATGGCTTAGGAATTTTAGGTAGTAGTCTTGTAATTGGTATTAATTTCTGATACCATAAGTATACGGAGGGAATAAGAATGAAATATCCAACTAACTATTATGGCCAAGACCCCATTTGGGAAGATATGTGGATTGAAGCCGAATCTCAATTATTCCAAAGTTTGGGTCGATTTCCCACAGATGAAGAAGTTGAAAGACGTGCTAAAAATCTCATTTCATTGTATGAACCTGATTTTGATAGTATTTTAAAAGATGATCTGTTTGATTTTGATAGGAATTAATTACGCTATAAATTAAATATAGCGCAAAATCTATTGCGATGTCAATTTGCGCTCATATATGTCCCTGTGTTCCCGCTCAGGAGGATTTTTAGATTTAATTAGTATAATGTATTGAAAGGAACTATATGGCCGTTATTAATTCAAAGGTGTTGAAAAAGTATACTAAAAAAGAACTGAAGAAATTAGGCGATGGGAAGATATATATTAAAAAATTAGAAGTAGTTAGTAGACGTATATGGATGAAAGAAGTAACCGCATTGGGGGAAGAATGCTTTACTTATATATTAAGGTTTAACGAACTTGAAAACATTTTAAAGGAAGCTAAAAATAGAGCCAAAAGTATTAAGAAACTGCAGAAAAAAGGATCTCCAATGTATAAAAAGCCTATATTTATGATAGCTTCTCATATTACTCCAGAATTTACATTAGTATTAACTGAAAGGGAAATCAAATGAAATGCCAAGTCCTAGAGGTAAATGACAATAGTGTCATATTAGAAAATAAAGATAGTATTTGGTGGCTTCGAAGTGAAGCAACGTTTAAGCTTCCAAAGGATAAAGAACTTAAAATGGCCAAAGAAGGAGATATAGTAACTATTACTTTGCACGGAAAATAATCGATGATAAAAGAACTTGAGCAACGTCTTAAGATCTTTCAAATTAATTTTGATGGAAAGGCGTGTTTGGTGAAATGATTAGACCTGTATTGGATTAGATATATGAATATGCCTGAAATTTGCACGGGGGGCATAGACATTTCCCCAGTTGTGTTCCATAATGTAGATAAGGCATTTGATATGCCTGAAGTGACGCGAATTCAAGTGTGTAGAAAGGATTGAGAGTATGAAAGACCCAGTCGCGATTATGCTGAAGCTTCAAAAGACTTTAATAGAGTCTTTACTAGAAGATAAAAATCTGAGCCTCTCTTTAGAGGAGCACACGAATTTGAGATCTAATTTAGAATTTGCAAATAAAGAACTTAATAGAATACAGGGAGGCAAAAATGGGAACTAAAGAAAAACAGACTCTACTATATACAGTGATCCAGACTAATGACGGTATGATAGACCAGCTCGTTTCCTTCAGAAAATATGAGGAAGCAGAAATCTATGCTAATGGTCTTGCCAAAGAAACCAATCCAGCATCTGAAGACTTTAACCATCTAGCTTCAGTGAGTCGAGGAGTTAACGTACTAGATATCGCCTCGAATACACTTTTCGAATACTTTGAAGTAGCTGACCGAAACGGAGAAGGAAATTAATGACTAATTCGTTTTCAAAAGCAGCGATTGAGTGTGAATTAGAGACTTTAAGTTTTAAACTTAAGACTTTAAACCCAAAGGATTCAGAATCTATCGAGATCTATAAGAGAACTTGTGAAGAAATGGGCGCTTTGACTAGAAAACTTTGGGATATCAAAGCAGGCACCAAGATAAAGTTACGAACTGAAAAAGTAATAAACCTAAATCATTGGAAGAAATTAAATTGATTAAGGAAGTTGAAAAACTTATGGGAATTGAACTTTCAAGTAGACTCATCCCAGCTTCTAAGATCCGAACCTATATAGATGAACTCATAGCGGACAAAGAACAACTTGAAGGCAGCAATGACGCGGCTGAAAAAAGCAAGGTCCTATATATAGACAAGTTGATTAGATTTTTAGAAAGGCTTATATCATGAACCTATATACGATTACCCCCTACCACGGCATAGATTGCGATAGCGTTAATGGCCTTAACTGTGGAACTAACTTAGAGCCTATTGAAGTGAAAGCACACTCCGAAGAAGAAGCAATTGAAAAAGCCTTGGAAATCTTTGCGCAAACTAGAGGCATCTCTCTAAGTGGAGTTAGCCTAGATATTGAAGGGGAAATCAAGCAAGTGACCGGCTATAGTAGAGCGGACGGGGAAAATATTTCAGAGGCTGAATACTTGAATGATCCTAAAGCTGGTGACTACTATACATATGAATACGTAAACTTCAATAAGGTTACGAGAGGGATAACAAAATGAAAGAACGACGAAGTGAAATTCGCATACCGTTAATATCTGAAAGAGCCACTCTTAAATTATTAGATGACTCCTATATGAATAAAAATTTGAGGGATATCTCTTCAAAAGGAGTCTTCATATATAGTGAAGAGCTTCTACTTCCAAATACTCCAATAGAAGTTACTTTCGAATTGCCGGCAGGATTAGGTCTTCTAAAACTTAAGGGTAAAGTTAAGTTCGTGAACTGGGCTTCTACTAAAAAGAAGCTGAAAAAAGACCTCGGCTTTAGCTGTGTATTTGATGCAATGACAAAAAGTCACACTCAAATTCTATCTGCTTATTGCGTATATCTCAGAAACAAACAGATTTCAGCTGTAGCCACGCGAATACTAAATGAAATGAACAAAGGGAGAACCTCTATATGAGAAGAACTGCTGTCGATTCAACAAATATTGCCTCTATTGGGTATAAGAAAACCGAGAAGGTTTTAGAAGTACGCTTTAAAAGCGGGATTGTCTATCAATATAAGGATGTGCCTCTAGATATATATGAAGACTTCCAGTCTGCAGAATCTAAAGGGAGCTTCTTCTTTAAAAGAGTCCGAAACGGTGGCTACTCTTATACTAAAATCGAGAAATAAATGATTTCAGTTCTACTATACGCAGCAGTTATAGGCCACTCGCTGACAATCAGTCCAGTAGCAGTAACATTGCATGGGATTCTGAATGTGGATGATACGGTTAGAGATGCCATGCCTTATAAACTATCTGAAGATGGGACTTGGACCTTTCACCCAGCTTTGGGCTTCCTTTACCGCCATAAGAATTTCCAAGGTGCTGCAGTGTACTTTAAAGACTCGTTCGGTAAAAATGCTGGTACGTTGATGGCCGGTCCAGTGTGGACATATTTTTCACACCTACATTTGGGAGCAGCTGCCGGACTCTATGTACGTGAAACTACTAACAAAGTAGACAAATTTCCAGGGTCTATTAGAAATAGTGTGGTAGAGATTGTACCCACAGTAGTGGCCAACGCTTATGTAGACATTCCTATCACGAAGAATATTTCTATAGAGGCTGGCGCTAACTCAAACTATGTGGTAACATTTTTTATAGGTGGACTTAGGATTAATTTTAAATAGAATTTCCTATACTTCCCCGTTAGGAAAGCCGGAAGCCGAGGCTGCAAACTTACCCCCTCTTTGTAGCTTCGGCCCATTTTTAGAAAGGACAATATCATGGACCCAGTTAAACTAGTAATGTACGGAGCAGCAAAATTAATTTTAGTTTCCGCTGTTTGTGCATCGGCAACCCTATTTTTAGTAGGATGTGGAGACGAAACCTACACCCTGCTTCAAGGAGCTGCAGGAGCTGCAGGAGTAAATGGGTTAGATGGCTCTAGTGGTAAAAACAGCCTCATTAGTTCTGCAAGATTTACTGCAGATTCTAGCGTCTGTACATCTGAATCGGGGGCCCTTATTAAGTCAGGACCAGACCTTAACAGAGATGGTAGTCTACAAGATTCTGAAGTCACAAGCGCAAGTGTCGTATGTGATGGAAACGAAGGCCAGCAGGGTGATCAAGGAGTTCAGGGTGATCAAGGAGTTCAGGGTGATCAAGGAGTTCAGGGTGATCAAGGAGTTCAGGGTGATCAAGGAGTTCAGGGTAATCAAGGAGTTCCAGGAAGTTCATCACAGTATCAAATCAAAGAGTTAATCACTCCTTGTCCCAGTATTGTAACAGCTTTCAGAGAAGTTATTCTAAGACTTGAAAATGGCAGTCTAGTGAGTTCCTTCTCCCAAAATGGCAGCGCACTCACAGTACGTCTAAGCAAACTAGTTGCTGGGAGTTTCACCACGACTGATGGCTCTGGCTGTTCATTTAGTGTAAACAACTCAAACGTTCTAACCGACCAATTTGGAAATGTATTCCAACCATAAAGGAGACGACAATGAAACTATTTTTGATTTTAATACTTTTAGCTACGCCATTAATGGGCGATACCTTTGCAAACGAATCCGCTCAGGCTGAGAAGTCTTCAGCTTCTAAGAAGAATAGGATTCGAGGCTTATTCGGTATTGGACCTAACAATGAGCTTAACCATAATGCCAATACAATCTCTATCAATAGAGGTGCAGTAGGCGGCATTGGCTACGAAAGAAAAGTTTCTGACGAAGTAGCTCTAGGTGTAGAGGCACACACAAATGGTAATTTACTTCTAAGCGTTGGATTTGACTTTTAATGAAGATCTTATTAGCAGTATTGGTTTTGACTTTAATATTCTTGAGTGCCTGCACGTCAAAGACAGTCAACGCAACGCTTTTTCTTAAAGAGAAAGACCAATACCTGGTAAATTTAAAAGGTAATGTATGCATTGAGAGCGGCCAGATTATTAACAAGGCTCCTGATGGCGAGACTTATAGAATGGTGCACGTTTTCAGAAACTGTGATGTCAGATTAAACCGTCAGATGGAAGAGTTTGAACTTAAGCAGTGGGCTATTCCAAAACAAGATAAGCCGGAGATCATTAAATGAGCAGAGAATACATAGCGATTTTAACTTCTGAAGATGGAAAAGTGGAGATCAACACGAAACTACAAACTCGTCACTGGTCTAGACAAGAACTGGCAGAAGGTACAGACTTAATTGTGGATGACCTAATTATTTCAATCAAAAAGATCAAGGGCGATTTATGAGTGAAGAAAAAACATTAGAAGAGTACAAAGAACTAACACAGTCTATTCAAACAGACGCATCAAAGATTATGTTTATCTCAAGGGCAATGGATATGGCTTTTCCTAATAACAATGTTTTTAGAAAGGCTATGCTATTAGCACAAACCGATGCTATCAGAGCATGGGTGCAACAAGTTTTTGCTGAAGAGTTGGACCTAGTTATGAGTATTTCAGAGGGCGAGTCACCAGAGGATAGTTAATTTAGCAGTTGCCTCCCAGTACTGTTGACCTCTAACACCGTTTTTTAGTAAGTGTTGTAATTAACTGGAAAGGAAGAAAATGAGCAAATTAAAGAGGGATATTCACGTTCAAACCAAGGAGCTAGACGCTCTAAACACCCCTATAACAGGCGAACTAGAATTTAAGGCTGTCTACGGCTTTGAGTATGAAGAAGCAAGGGAAGTGCTAAAGGCTTGCTTTAGCTGCAGTCTTTCCACTGTCAAAGGAGTGGACGAAGAACTAAGCCGCATTAGAAACCCCGAATTCAAACGGGCTCTCAGCAGATACCGCCACAAAAAGCAAACTAAACATCTCCCAAATATTTTCTAGGACCCCCTTGTCTATTCTCGAACTGCATGATACGGTTTAAGCATAGAGTTTGAATTCGATAGACTATTAGATGACGAGGAGAGACGATGAATATCAAAAGAACACAAAGACTACTTGAGTATTGCATGAAAGGTAACGTTCCTGCATTGCTTATTGGGCATTCAGGGATTGGTAAAAGTGCTGTAGTTGAACAGACGGCCAAGTCTATACTACCTAACCATACGGTCATTAAGTTGATGGCATCTCAACAGGATATCGGAGACCTTATCGGACTCCCCTACCTAGTTGAATCCACTAAAGTTAACAGTAATGAGAAGAACACTAAGTGGGCACGTCCTGAGTGGATGCTAGAAGGCCCTATCGTACTCTTCCTAGATGAAGTGAATCAGGCCAACAGAGATGTAGAGTCTGCTCTATTTCAATTAGTGTATGAGAAACGTGTTCATAATCACTATTTACACCAAGATTCAGTAGTCATAGCAGCTATTAACCCTAGTACTTCTGAGTACACCACTGCTAACGTCATGAGTTCTGCCTTTATTAAACGATTTGTTATCATTCCGTTTGAACCTCAGGCTGAAGAAGTTCTAAGATACGGAAAAGAATCAGGTATTTTCCATAAAGATTTATTACGGTTCATGGAATTTCAAAATGAACATATGGGATTATCTAAGAAATTAGAGACAGGCATTCCAATCGAACCTACGCCTAGAACACAGGAAATGGCGTCTAAGTTATTTAGAGCTGCCGAGCTTATTGATCCTAAGTCATTAACTGACTCTGAGATCATTAGTGATATCTTGTCCTCGACTTTAGGAAGAGAAGCAGCTGCAAGTTATCTAGCTTTTATGGACTCTCAAGAGAAGCCACTATCTTTCGAAGATGTGTTCGATTCTTGGGACCAGAATAAGACTAAGTTTGCTGAGTTTCGTAAAGAAGGTCGAGAAGATCTAGTCTCACAGAGTGTTAATACTATATTGACTGGAATCATTGGCTTAGTTGAAAAACTGAGAACTCAAATAACCTTTACAGGTTACGTAAATGATATCGACAGTGAAGATTCCACGCTTAAAAAGGTTAGAGTTGCCGAAGTAAAAGAACACTTTGAACGACTACTAGATAAGACTAAGTTCTCGAATTTAATCGACTTCTTAGGTCAATTACCTAAAGATTATTTCTATCAGTTCTCGTATAACTATATGACCCATAAGATCATCGTTAACGAAGCTTCTGTGAAGGATAATCTAGACAGAGCTAACGCCCATCAATTAGTTATGCTATATCTATGGGGCAATGTTTCTACAACTCACATGAACCTATATGGGAGAATTCAAGAAGAATCTTCTGAAATCGACTCCTTTATAAATGCTCAAAAGGGCGTTTAATGTGGACTGGATTCATGTTTCTATTGAGCCGCTCCTTATGTCGTCATCTATATAAGCAGAAGGGAGGTTTTTCTAGAGTGCAAAATGGCTCTAGAACCTCCCAAGTTCTGCACGAAACGAGGAATCTTTCTTGTGTGAAATGCGGGAAAGAAAAGAAAGTAGTTCTTAAAAAGACCTACGATTTTTAAAGCTGGAGGGTGTATGTTTGTCGATGAAATCGCGTTTGAACTCCTAAAAAGAAGCCCCTTCTATGCTAACTTGTTTAGAAGCTGCAAAATCAGGGTAGATAATAAGATCGAATACCCAGCCTGTGTACTAGTCAAGAACACTTTAGAGATGGTCCTGAATCAGAAGATGCTTTCTGAAATGCCTCTAAAGACTCAAGCTGGCGTAATTGAACATGAATTCCAACATATTGTACGAAGACATATCCAACAGTTTCAGCAAAAAGCTCATGAACAATATTCCTCGAAGCTCAAAAAGCCAGCTAACATGATGGTGTTTAACTACGCGGTAGACGCAGAGATTAATAGCTTCAACCAAGCCTTAAAAGATGATCCTAAACAAGGTCTTAGCACTGTAATGGCAGCTAAGGGTGTTATGGACCAGATTAAGACTGCTAAGACAGAAGACGCCAAAAAGGAGTTGTCTGGTAAATTGGAAGAGATTCTTAAGAGTGGTGGCTTTGTATTCCCAGAATTTTTCGACCAAAAACAAGGCGAGGATTGGATCAAGTACTATATATCCCTTATATCGAACAGTGAGTTGATGGAAAATCTCGGGATGAATTCCACTGGAAGTGGTGGTGGTCCTCTTGTTGAGAGTGATCACAGTTACTTTGAGGAAAGCCTAAAAGATCCAGATCTAGTTGATAATATTGTGTATAATGCTCTGAAAGAAGCTGAGAGTCGAACCAGAGGACGCCTTCCAGGCGAGATCACAGCCTTCATGGTAGATCTTGAAAAGAAGAAAGCCTTGCCTTGGGTTACTATATTAAGACAGTTTGTACATAGCCTTATATCCACAGACCGCCACAATAACTGGAAGAAGGTCAATAGACGATTCCCAGGAGAACTACCAGGGTTTAAGAAGCAGCCGAAGCTTAGGATCCTAGTGGGTCTTGATGAGTCCGGCTCCTATACAGATGGTGAGTGGGCGGAAGCAATGAACGAGATCTACGCGATCCATGGCCAAGGTGTAGAGATATGGGTAGCTGCTTTTGATACAAGGATTACAAACTACTATAAATTCAACGGCTTCCATCGGGCCAGATCAACCTCAGGAGGCACGAGTTTCGTGCCTGTGCATGAGAAGGCCCTGGAAGGGCGGTTTAACGCTGTAATCATGCTCACAGACGGTTATGGTGACTTCCCAAACAAAGACCTTGTGACCTATCAGAGTCTATGGGTAATGAACTCAAGGGCTAAAGCTCCCTATGGAGTCACTATCCATATGCCTAATAAGAAGGGCGAGTCTTGGTGAGTCTGAAACCATGGCTCACTTTAGAGAAAGTAAGGTATCTTTAATGTTTAAATTCCTTCAAAAATTAAATCCATTGAAGCGAAAATTTTCTTACGCAAAGGAACTATATCAGCTTGGGAAGATGCAGCCCATGAAGTTCCCGCATCTATCCTTGAAAGACGCGGATACCTTCAGTACGACAATTACATTACAGCTCCCTAAGTTCACTAAGCACCTCGCTAAGCTACAGAACTTAGATATAGAGTCCTATATCGACCAATTCCTGATAACTTCCCTCTATATGGAGCAAAACCTCCGCGTAGATCAGCAGCCCTTAGTACTTGAAAAGACTCATAAAACTACGTTTGTGACCCACAAGGATATCAAAAACCCGCTGATGAATTGACAGAAGGCCCTAGTTAGGTAAGAATAAAACTATGAAATTCAAAGAGATAGAATTTAAGTATCAGAAAAATGAGCTTGGTCTGTTGAAGGTCAAGAAGATTTTCGAAGAGTTTCCGATTAAAAAATTCTTAGAAGTTGGATCATGGGATCACTACTATACTGACCCTGCAAACAAGGATCAGTTTATTAGAGACCGAAGCGGCTCTACTTCTGCAAAAAGAGAGCTGACATCTAAAGCCAAAACTGTCGCGTCTAATAATGTTGAGAGAACCGAGATAAATTTAAGTAGGAAGTCTGATATTGATACTTATAATTCCTTCCTTAAGATGATTGGAATGGACAAGGGGTCTTTACTCAAAGAGCCTTCAAATGCTGCTATTGAATTGACAGTGGATTTAGATAAGGTACTTTCTGATGCAAAAGAGAAAGGCTACTGGTTCAACTTTCAAATCTATAAGATGTGTTGGATCTACTGGCTTAAAAATAATGTGGTACTAGTTTATTATATTTGCTACAATGAGGACTTCAAAGAAGTGGGCCGGTTCATTGAAGTAGAAGCCGATCCTGAAGAAGAGTGGGAGTCCGAAGAAGTGGCTCTGACCGCTATTAAAGAAGTTGAGAAGAAGCTAGACTCAATTGGAGTTACTTTTAACCACAGGCTAGACAAGAGTCTGTACGAACTTTTTAGAAAAGAGAAACCATGAACAAAAGATTGATTTTAAACTTAAACATATTTGTGTTAATGATCACAGCCCCCTTTCTTCTTATAAACCTGGCTGTCGGTAATACTGGATGGGTAATACTATTCACACTGGCCATATTCTTTGCTGTGATGAACATTAATTTTATTGCGAGTAAGTACTATAACCCAGGAGGTAATAAATGAACGGTGAAAAACACATTAACTACACGGTCGAACTGACATCAGCAGATGTGAATAAACTTATAGCTGAGTTCGTAGAATTATTTTTACTCTCGCCTGGACTAAAGGATTCACTGCCCAATATTTTCGAGCTTTCGAATATGATGAACCGATTACTGGGCCGACAAGACTATAATCCTACAACTATGGACTCTCTTAGAGCACAGATTAGAAATTCAGGACTAAAAGACAAGTTTACTCCCGCTCTAGCTCCTGTAAAAGAAGCAGCTAACGAGCCAGTCTCAATCTCCTCTAAAAAACCTCGCAAAGCTAAGGCAGAGTCTGCGGAAAATGCCTAAGTTTACGTTCCAGTGTATCGTGTGCTCTGATCAAATAGAGATCATTTCTGCTATGAAGCCGAAGGCTAATCCCATATGTAGAAATGCTGATACGCAATGTGGTGTGGAAACAGAGCGTGTGTACGCAGCTCCCGGTATAGTTATAAAAGGTGCAGCGTTTAAGAATAATTATGATGTTCCGCAGTCAAACGCTGAGTTAGGTATGCCTTCTGAATATGAGCTGTCACGAGAGTTTACGAAACCACCGGAGTATTTTATCAGCGCAGCAGACCTAGATCTTAAGAAGGATTTCGATGCCGGCAAAGAGGCCAAAAAAGAAGCGGCAAGAGTAAAGGCTGAGAAGGTTAAGCAGACTAACCCCGAATTATATAAGAATTTTAGAAATGCCCAAGACAAAGCCAGGCAAAAGCTTAAAGACAAGAAGAAATGAACGAACAGCTTCTACATCTAATAAACGACCGAAAACTAGACGAAGACCAGCTAAAAAGGCATGAGATCGTCTACCATTCGTCCAGATTCTGTATCAGCATCCCCTTGAAGGATGAATACAGTCATTTCAGAGGGCAGTTAGAGTACCGTCCAGGCCAAGACCCTAAGTACATATACCTTTTAAAAGAAGCTGAGAGCCCCGCTATTTATAATGCAGAGAACCTAAAACAAGCCTTCTTTGGTAAGCCTATTGTAATTACAGAAGCGCCTATCGACACGTTATCACTAGAGAAATTGGGATTCCTATCCTTTTCAGTTCTTTCCGCTCGGTTGAATGAGAGCCACTTAAAGATTTTCAGCAGATATACTGATAAATTTGTACTGTTCTTTGATAACGACCAAGCGGGTCAGAAAGCAGCTGAGAAAGTGCTAGAGAAATTTGGCCTAAGATACAATATCTACAACTTTCGGCTAAAGGGTGAAAAAGACCCGAACGGAATGCTTCAAAAGGGTCTTGACGAATCCCTAAAGTCTCAGTTAAACTCGTTTATAGAGGGTTTGTTATGAAAATAAGTTTCGTACATTTGACTGATATACACTGGACGGGTTCTAACAGTTACCGGGTAGACGATATCATGGAGACCCTTTCTGGCAAATTCCAGCAAGTCAGGAAATACTGTGATCAGTATAATGTAGCTGCGGTTTTAATTTCGGGAGATTTATTCGACTCAAAGCATGGAACCAAAATTTCTTATGAAACTTCCATAAAAGCGGCACAACATATCAAACTGCTTGGTCTACAGGTTTTTGCAATCGCAGGAAACCACGATACCTCCCTTAACTCTATCGACAATCACCCTTTAAAGTTTATGTTTGAATCCGGGATTTTAACTAGAGCAACTAATATTCCACAGTATGTATCAACCCAAAACGGCCAGAATAGAGTCGGAATAGCGGGATTCGACCACTCGTACACTACTGATATGAGTCGATTTTCTGCGATAAACCCAGAACAAGATGCGCCTCTTATAGGGCTCATACATATGATGATAGGTTTAAAGTCAGGCAAGTTCTACAGTGAAGACAGACTAGGCATAGAGGAATTTACACAATCTAACGTAAATCTATTCTGTAATGGGCATGAGCACACTAGTCTCCCGCAGATGATAAACAGTAAAGGGCAGATTTTTGTTCAGCCAGGAGCTTTCAGACGTACAAACACAGCGTCTGAAGAAATTGACCGAGTACCTCAGATTACTCTTATAACAGTGGCATGGGATTCAGCCGGCAAATCCACTATTTCAACGGAGTATTTACCCATACAAATAAAATCGGACATCTTTAAAGACTGGAAAAGGGAAATTAAATCGGAGAAAAAAGACGAGCTTAAAGGTTTCTTAGAACGAGTTCAATCCATGCGGGATTCTACACAGCTAGACATAAATACTCTTATAAAAGAGTCTGATCTTGAGCCTGAAGTACGAGAGATATTGGAGTCTTATGTCGGTAGTTGAAACACTTCGTATTTTTAACTTAGAATACTTAACTTGGAAACTAAAAGACTCCAGAAGTCTTGGCTTATACGATGAAAACTCTGCTAGCTATATTTGGATAATTGGGCACTATATTAATTTAGTATGAAACTAACACTTAAAAACTTTCAGAGCCACAAAGAGTCTGTATTAGACATACAGCCCTTTACTGTGATAGTCGGTCACTCTTCATCAGGAAAGACTGCTATTGTACGTGCCTTTAAGACCCTACTTTATAATATCCCCTCTAAAAGCTTTATAAGACATGGTGCCAAAAGCCTGGAAATCGAACTAGAGCTGGATGACGGCAATAAAATCAAGTACTTACGAGATTCAAGCACAGGATACTCAATTAATGGCGGCCCCGAGCTTCGGGCAATCGGCAGAGATCAACTGCAGCAAATTGCAGACCTAGGCTTCCAGCCTATTGAGGTAGATAAAAAGAAATATTACGTAAACATTTCACAGCAATGGGATTCACCCTTTCTTGTATCTTTTAGTGATTCTGAAGTCTCTAAGCTGCTTTCCTCTCTATCCCAGGCAGGGAAGGTTAAATCAGCTAAGTCTCGAATAGCCAAGGATAGCTCAGAGATGGCATCTACACTCTCTATTCGCCAGATTGACCGTGAGGCTATCCAAACTAAGTTAGTGGATCTAGGAGACCCTGAAGGGTTGAATAGTCGCTTACAGAGCATCCTAGAGAGTCGATCACAGATTGAGAAGCTATCAAAGGACTTAAGTAGAGTGGAAGAGCTTATAGAGAGTAATCGACAGTATAAGCTAACACCTTTACCTAGTAGACCGGAAAACCCTAGTAAATTGATAATCTTGTCTGAGTATTGCCAGCTAACACCTTTACCTAGTAGACCGGAAAACCCTAGTAAATTGATAATCTTGTCTGAGTATTGCCAGCTAACGCCAGACTATAAGAGGCCAGAAGATCCTAGTAGGTTAATAAAGCTGCTGGAGGCAGTTGGGTCTAGGGTAGTACAGGATATTCCAGATACTTCTAAGTTGATGAGGGCTCTTGAGCTTATGGCTGACCTAGAGAAGTACAGGGTATTGATCAAAAACGTTCAGTATGATGATGTTTCTGTTATAAAGAAGGAATATCTAGAATTACAGCATAAAATACATGATTTATCAAGCACTTGCACTGAGTGTGGTCAGGTATTGCCAGAACAAACTCAAAAATCTATTGAGAATGTATAAAAAACCTTTTTGAAAAAAATTGGGCGAGGAAAAATTTGATGGATTTCAAAGTCTAAATTTTTTTAGTAAACCTGAGGAGCACTCCGACTTGAAGGTAATCTTGACCATAGTCAATATAATACAGACCGAATTTTGTGAGCACTTCATTTACCATGGTGGTTTCTCCGGTGCAAAGCAAGACTTCTTGTACGGACACCAGCCGCAGTTCTCTTTGCTTGGGACCTTATGGTAGTCCTCATTCTGGATACCCTCGCCTACCTTAACAAGCTTACTAATCAGGGCTTCCATCTCATCGTCTTTAATAGTCACTCTGACTAGTTGATTATCACGACATAAAAAGAAATAGGTTTGATCGGGATACTTTCCGTACTTAGATTTATAAAGGTGGTTGTAGATCAGAAGCTGTTCTTTGTCTATACCACTTAGACCTTTGGCCGTTGACTTAAAGTCCATTAAAATTGTTTCAGTTTTAGTCTCAATCAGAAAGTCCATATCCCCCATAAGAGATATAGACCCAGTGAGGTCTGTTTGAAATCGAATCTCACTAGAGATCTTCCCGTAGTTCCATTTCTTTTTAATAAATAAATCGTAGCAATTAGGAATCATGTCAACTACTTCATGAAGAACATCCTCATACTCTTCACCCTTTAAGAAAGTTGTAGTGGCTTCATACCGTTTGTACTCATTGTAGAAAACAACAGCCACATTTTCATAAAGCCATTTAGACCCATTGCTAAATTGTTTCGAGTTTACAAATAATTCGAAGAGCTTTTGTATTGCGCGACCAGGTAATGAGAATCGACCATTGTCTTTTTTAGGCATGCGTTGTACATATTGATACATGTACTTACGAGGGCACTTGTACGTCGATACTTTAGAGTAACTGAGAATTACTTTTTTAATTGGTGCCATGTAAAAGCCAAACTAGTCTCTTGTAGTTATTGTCAGTTATTTCCCACAGACTCAAGTAGTGGGCCGGCCCCGCCTTACAGCTTACAGGAGTCGAGTCAGACTCAAGATCGAGGTTAAACGCGCCTAGTATTCCACTCAAGCTCATTTGGTAAGCCTCACTTCGCCCTTTGTAACTTCATAGACCACATCAGCGTGGGTCTTAAACTCTTCTTGGTGCGTCACGAGGACTATTTTAAATCCTAATTTACTTCCCAATTGCTTTATGAATCGAGCAGCGTTATCAATGTACTGGGCTGATAGCATCCCGAGACTTTCGTCTAGCACTAGTAATCTATTCATGGGAGGGTCTGTGATTAAGATAGTAACAATCCTCATGATAATCGAGATGACTGAGACAATGCCCCCCCCTTCGCTATCCATAATATTGTCTATTTCCCTATCATCAATCTTTAAACCGAAGTTATACGTAACAGATCCCCGGCTTACATGAGGCTTCATGGTGAATTCATAAGGTCTCTCAAAAATAAACTGCAAAGTTTCTGTGACTAGCTTCTCGATGTCTTCTACTGAAGCGGCATTCATTTTCTCAATGAGTACATCACAGAATGCTGCGGCCTTATTGTAGTTGATAGTGCGGGTAGATAGGTTCTTAATCTCTCGATCTATGTCAGAGAGTTGATCGGAGAGAATCTTCTTCTCACTTAACTTGGTCGAGATTTTACTCTGCAGTAGGTTCAGTTTTGATTCCATTACCATCTCCATTAAGTTTCTCTAGTTCTAATTCTGATCTATCGTATGCTGGAAGTTCCTCAGCTGCTTCCACAGGAAGTTGTACTTGCACATCCTTAGCCATGTGGTTCATTCGAACTCGCGCAAGTAATTTCTTGGCCAGTAATTCCATCTGCCTTTTAGTGGGGTGGGCCTTTAATAGTGACTGTCGTTTTTGTCTTAGGTTTAGTCTCTTTTTATAGGGAATGATTTCATCCGCTAAACCCAGCATAACAGCCTCTTCAGCTGTCAGATAACAATCCCGTTGAACTATGGTATCCCAAAAGCTTTTAGGCATTCTACTATTGTCGCTGAAAATTTGGTTCAGTCTGTCTTGGAGTCGCTCATCTTCTTCAGTATCAATGGTCTGGTCTGTCATTCGTGTAGTACCAGACTCATTCTCTCGGTGAGTACCCCCGTTATGAATCATGACAGTACAGTCTTGACTTAAGTAACGTTCATCTGAACACGCAAGAATCCATGTAGCAGCGGAAGATATAAGACCTCGTCCGTAAAATATAAACTTCACTGGGCTCTCCAGCATCTTATCTTTAAGGCCCATCATGTGGTATACGAGGCCACCGGAACTTGTTATATGTAATTCAATAGGTTTGGAGTTCATGCTGACCATTAGGTCAATGGCTCTGATGGCCATGGCTACAGAACAAGATCCGAAGTCATCATCAGCATCTTCTGAAGTCATGGGAGATCCAAAGAATATCTTTCGATTCTGAATATGAATCCCGTAGACGAGATAATTTTCTAGATCATCCTTGTTTTTCATTGCCTAACCCAAGCTCCACATATAGTAAATCTACCTGAACTTCAATCTCCTGTAAACGTGCTTGGATTTTTTGTTTGATGGCTGGGATTTGGGTGTCTAACTTGTCCGGGTCGAAGCCTAACTTGACGATTTCATCTCGGTTTTCTTGAAGCTTCTTCTTCTTCATTGCATTTTCCAACTCAATCTCTTTGATTCGGTCTGCAACCTTTGCATAGCGGGCTTGTAACGTATCTAGTTCTTTCATTTACAGTTTCCTTCCAGGATTAAGAAGACCTTTTAGACTCACACTCTCGAAGAACTCGCTAGGTATTTTCAATTCCCCGGCCCACCCCCTTTTAATTACATATTTAATGATCTTTCTAATTAGTCGTGTGATAAATGTCTGTGGTTTGGGCTCAATTTTATACGTTAATTTTTTCTTTTTCACTTCTTATCTCCCTTAAATAGTTCCCCGTCTGGGGTAGTCAGAGGAGCCCTATACTGCGAGAATCCCTCTCGATAGACACCAGGGCCGGCAATGTGAAATCCAGAGCCTCTAAGCACCCTTTTTAGGCATTCTGACCCACATTTAGGGCAGACCGGGACGGTCTTACTCGACAGTCCATGCATAAGCTGGCTCTGTACACGGCAGTCAGCGCATAAATAAGTATAACTAGGCATACACATCCCCATTCTCTTTAATCTTTAAGTCTTCATAATTGTTAATGTATTTCTCTACGAGCCACAATTCAATAGCCTCTAGTGCTTCTGCCATTTCTTTCATGAGATCTCGTACTATTTCGCAATCATATTGTTTATAGCATTCACCAGAATCTTTGTCTGTAGCAATATCGAATCTTTTCCAACCTTCGGGCATTTCCACAACTGATCTCCTACAAGAAGAAACTAAAAATCAAAGACACTATACCTAATACATACCATAGGTAGCCATACTTGACAAGGCGGTCGGGCAGATCATAGAGGTTAATAGATATGAGGATAAAAAAGACAGCTAAATACATGAGGGTAGCTATTAAAAATATCCAAAACTTAAGGTAAAAAACCCCAGCTGTAAGAACTACAGCCGGGGTCATGATGAGGAGGGTTTCAGCTAAATTCTTACGTGGTTTTACTAATAAACTCCATCCAAAACCGGAAACAGAGACTAGTATCGTGCCAGATTCCCTGATAACTGAAAAGAATTCGTCTTTTACTGTCTCGAACGACACAGCAATATATTCCATTGTGTGCTTTAGCTTGGTAAAGAGTTGCCTCCAAGTTAGCTTTTGAGATTCCTTCCAGTCGGACATAATGTTCCTCTCTAAAACTTAGAGTTCGGGAAGTAATTTTCGGGGTTTGCAAGGCCTACATCCTCTATAAGTTTCTTAAGTATCGAGGGACTATTCTTAATTCTTTCTTGAGCAGCTGGGCGGCCCTGGACTTTAAAGTGGTCTGGGTCTTCTTCATTTCTATAAGATATCCAAGCTCCTGCTATTTGAACCAGTCCTTTGGTAGTAGCTAGTTTAAATAAAGCTTCATAGTTATCATAGCCTAAGTACGGTACAATCTTTCCGATGGCAGATTTATAGGATGGTGCCCACTTGTTCTTGTCTACCTTGGCTACAACCTTTGTGTAGTCTTCGTTAACCCGGTAATATTTATCTCCGAAGTCATCCACACTGTCTTCAGCCTTGGCTTTAGATCCCTGAAGATGCAAAGATGTTGTCTTCCAGTACTTCAAAGCATTTCCGCCTGTGGTATCTTTAATGGGGTTAGAGCCGTAGACTCCAATATTGGCTACTCTGGTTTGGTTTGTAGCTAAGATCAAAACATTATTTTTGTGGGCTAGTGAGGCTAGCTTTTTAAGGTAGTCGCTCCAGAATCTTGCTGCAGTCCCTATCTGGGTAGCTCCATGAGATGTGTCTTCATCTAGAACTTCTTTCTTCTCGAATCCTGTGACTGAGTCTATAATAATTGTTCGGATATCTCCAACATTTATAAGGCCGTTAATCGTTGTGGCTAAGCCTTCATAACTATTGTGGGTCGAATAATACCAAAGACTCTTGTCTTCCATGTTCACACCTAAGGACAGGGCATATTTTTTATCTAGAGATTGTTCTGTATTAAGGTAGGCTACAGAGTTACCTTCTCTCTGAGAATTTCGTGCTGTCTGTAAACAGATGGTCGATTTACCTGAGTGCTGCTCTCCTGCAATTTCATGGATAGTTCCTTTCACGAAACCACCTACACCTAAAATATGGTCAATTATGATGGAGCCAGAGGAGATTACATCTTGGGAAGTCTTTGCTTCTAACTCTTCCTCAATCACATCAGAAGCAACTTTCTTATTGTATTCTCTGAAAGCTGCTAGTCCTGTATTCTCAGGACGCTTTTCATTTTTGTCTTTAGGTTTCTTTGCCATAATTAATATCCTGTACCCTGTCCATGGTATTTGAGAATTACTCTAGCTAAAATATTCACAGTTTTTTTCAGATATATAATGTCGTCACTCATCGGAGTGAAATCATAAAGCCCGTTAATCTTGCTGTAATACTGTGGGCCACTGTAAACATTTACATTTATATTTTGCATAAACATTTTCAAGTTTTCCATCTCTGCTGACATTACGTTCATGCCTACATCAGCTAGTTTCTGATTCAATTGTGATTCTAGATGATTAAACTGTCTGTCGATCTGTAGCTTCACACTCTCTAATTTCTCAGCTATTTTTTCTACAGCTAGATCTCTTTCCCGCTTCACAAGGTCTACGTTTGAAGTAGTCTGAGCAGGCACATGAAGACCCAAAGTCTTAAAAGTATCTGACATGGACATATCATCACTCACTTTGTTTCTCCTTTTTTGGGCAGCAGGCCTCCTGTAATTAGTCCGTTGTAGGTAGGAGCGCCCATTAGATAAGCTTTTGCTACTAAGAGCGTCACAGTTTCGTCCTCATTTTCGCGAGTAAGCGCGAGGCCAAAGATCTCATTCGCAGTACGAATGTACGCATCTTGCCTAGTAACCCTTTTGATGGGGTTGCCATCATTATCTTTCCTGATGACAATCCGTTTCTTTTCCGGGCTTGTTGCTTTTTTCTTTGCTTTGAGCCTTGATATTTTTGCATTGTTTTTCCTTTCAGTTTGATTTACCATATAAAATGTTTTTATCCTGGCGCTGCCACACAAGTCCGCAAGAACATCTAACATTGCAGAGTAACTTGTTGAACTTAGACTCAAATGTCCAAGTATTAATTTTAAATCCCGTCAGGTTTTTTGACATATACTCCTCCATCAAGTCGCCCATTGCAATGGGGGGCGCCTGTGAGATAAGCTCTCGCTAATAATAACGCTGCTGCCTCGTCCTCATTTTCTAATTTCAAATCTAAGCTGAATATTTCATTTGCTTTTCTTATGTAAGCATCTTGTCTGGATACTTTTTTAATTGGGGTTCCGTCAGTGTCTTTCTTGACTATAATCTTCTTCAGATTTGGATTTTCTTCCGCCTTCTTTTTCTTTAGTCGACTAAGCTTTAAATTATTTTTCTTTTCTTCAGCGTTCATATGCGCATCATTGGCCTTTTTCCAAACTAAATCACGTATATAGACCACTTTAGCTTCGGGGAATATAGCGGTGACTGTCTTCAAAAACTCATAGTGAATAAACTCTAAGATTTTTTGAGAGTAGTTTTGAGAACTCGCAGTTGTCTCTTCAATCACAATAACATCTACATCAGAATTCTGTAACTTAGAAAACTGAATATGGGTCATGACTTTGTACAGTAAGTTTTCAACAACAGACTGGGTAAAACCTACGTAAGTAAATGGGTATTCACCCTTCATACTAGACAGGGGGCTTGGGGGTCTCGAAGTCCCAGAGGCAAGTCTTTCTCCGTCAGCTAGGATTGCGTAACCCGGCTTAGTAGAAAGGTCTAACCCTATTACGACTTGTCCTGGTTTTTTAGGGGAAATTCCCATACTGGATATCCTCTCTGCTTTAGCCAAGTCGTGCAATCATTCTTAACTTGTTCAATAGCTTCTTCTTTAGTCATCCCTAAGTTCTGGAAAAAGAACGGGGGCCTTCCTTCATAATCTTTAATGAGCTGCTCAGTTCTATTACTCTTATCTATAATCTCTCTCTTAGCTTCAGGTGGGAGGAGATAGAGCTGTGTCTGATAGTCCGTGTAGTCTCTCATAACTTTCTCTGCTTCCCCAGCAGTCTTAAACCCGTATTGCTTTAGTGTCCTCATAGACTTCCACTTGATAAATTCTGCCGTTGCTGCATCGATAACAAGTAATACGGCAGCTGTGAGAAACACAGTGAAAGCAAATACAATTCCCTGATTTACATTCGGGAGTAAGGCATTCACACCTAGTCCAGTAATTATGATAATTGGCACTACTATTAATAAGTTAAATACTTGTACTAGATAAACTTTAAACACTGGTTACTCCAAATCTATTTCAATTAAGTTGCTGCTGAAAGAGGAAACCTCATCACTGGTGATTTCAATCTCAGCGGGCTGTTCCCAATGAATGGTTTCAGTTTTAGGGGAATACTTAGTCACTAAAGGTAGGATAGACCCTCGCTCTTCATCTGTCAATTGGGAAATTTCTCCCACAGCAACAGTAAAATAATCGAAGTTTCTCCCTTCAATTATCTGGGTCTCTAGTTTAAGCTTGCTGAAAGTCAGCCCTCCGTTCTCTGACATGTATTCTAGAGCATTCTTTATCTCTTTCATACCAGAGCTTTTAAAGGAGACTTCTAGAACTTTAGGCACACCATCTGTTAAAGTGGCTAGGGTTAGGTCTAAAGAGTTTTGACAGTCTGGTGGCTTCTGTCTTCCATTCCACTTAGCTTTCGGACAGATCCCGCAGGACGGAGCCTGTTGTTTATAGTTCTCAGAACTTGACTGGATAGGTTTATTAGAATCATCAGACCGGCAGAAGTAAGAGGTCCCATTTCCCATGAACCACATACGTTTGGTCTTTACATCTAGGACTACAGCAGTGAACGATTTGAAATTGGTGTGCGTACCTACAATATTAAAGTGCCCTAGTTTACCACCGAGCTTCACTGCCTTAGAGGTCTCGTTAACAACTACAGCTTGTGGTACAAGCTCTGGAGCTGCATCTAATGTCCCTAAATCTAGTTCATCGTTGAAGTTCATTACTCTAAAAACTCCATGTCCTTGAGAGGGTTTTCATGGTTATTAGAAGGTAGTGGATTGTTCCACATAGCTCCCGAGTTTGAGTCTTTGAACTCTTGTTTAAGTAATCCAATAATCATGTTGAGTTCTTCCTTCGCTGTCCTTAGATTAGTAAGGGTGTTAGAAAGAGCATCCTTCAGATTAGATAGAGCATCATGCTGTTCTTCAGCCCCTCTAATGTCAATAGAAGTAATAGCTTCTAGCTTAATCATTTCTTTTCTCTCTGGAAAAGACTTGATCTGCTCTAAATACTTCCTGACTTTAAGGGCTTCAAACACATACATATCAATTTCACTTTGCCGTGCAAGTAATATCTTTTTAGATGCGCTAAGCTTCTGATTACAGTCAACTAAATACCTTGTACAGAAATCCTGTGCTGATCTAATCCGACTTACAATCTCAAAGATATAATCATACCCGCGATCTTTCGCATCGGGAGGTATAGAGATCTCATTAAGATTAATTAACTCACCGTAAATTTCATCTAATTTCATTTAAAGGTACTTTCAGTTATGAAGCCTCTGGCTGTTTAAAGATCGATAGTTGGAATATCATCTTGCAAGGCTGATACTTCAGAATCATCCAAGGACAGTCCTTCCAGCGCATCTCCACTAGATACTTCCTGCTCGCTAGCTCCTGAAGTTTCCTTAGGAGTATAGCCATTCTTCAAATCCACAACTTTCTTGTTGCCTTTAAGAATCTCGGTGAGTTCCTCATTGGTGTAAGAAGGGATAAGAGTGTCTAGATCTACAACCATGCTTGCATAGTTAGATTGAATTTCATCTGAAAGAGGGGTGTGGTCAAACTGCTCATCAATCAAAGTCTTTCCATTAATTTCAACTTTCGTGCGAGTCTTTCGAACTTTAATAACATACTTAGTTCCAAGTCCTTCTCCTGTACGATCAAAATCAAACCATACACCAAAACTCGGTGTAGTTTTTCCTTCAGCAACAGTAGTTGAATCTGAAAGACTTAAAGCATTAAGAGTTTCACCTTCATTCTTCAAACGAATAACTTCATTCTTAACTAACTCATAAGCAGTCTTAGGCATACGTAGAACTGTGTGGCTTCCGTCTAAAGTGGCTGCATTACAGAACACGTGACGTGTAGACTTCAAATACCGCTCAGCTGCTTTAAGCTTTCGATACTCAGTTTGGATATCTTTAGGCAGCTTCTCTTCATTAACTTTAAAGCTTGTCTGTCCATTGCTATTAACAACGGATTCTCCATGAGCCTTTTCTAATTCAGACTTACGTTTTCCAATAGCTTGGAGCTTAACTCTGATAGGGTTATTGAACTCAGCTGTCTTCCCTGTAGACCAGAAAGTCTTAGACTCTCCATCCGGAGTCGTAGTTACAAACTTGAACCATTGATACCAATGCTCTACAAACGGTTTCTTTCCCCCTGTTACGGGTAAAATTCTAAAGGTAGATTTCCCAGCAGGGACAGACATAATCTTGGCATACTTCTTTTTCGTTCCCGAATTAAGGGAGTCTAGATCTAATTCACCGTCTGAGAAATTGGGTTGTATGGTCATATAGTTCCTTTCATGGATGGTTAACTCTTGAGTTTACCTTATCAATAATTAGTTTTACTGTCAACAGGGGCTGGTCTATTTAAGGTTAAATACAGCAGACTATATTAAACCTTAAGTTTGTAGAGTTCTTTCCAGTTTAAACCGGCTTCTACTTCACAAACAAGGGGTACAGAAAAGTTAGCGGGGGCTACGTTCTCCATGATCTTCTTGATCTTGGCTAGGTTGGCCGTGGCTTCAGGAGATACTATAACTAAAGGGTCCGTCCCGGACCGGTCAATAGTCAATATCTCGCCCTTTACTGCAAAGTTGGCTTCATCATGGACGACCATCATTGGGATTACATCTGTTCTCCAAAGCCCTTCCCGGGCCATTTCCTTGCAAATCTTAATCCCAGCTATCTTCATAAAGTCTAGGCAAGTCCCTTGGACCCTATGGTTTATAGCTTCCCGGTCTCCCTGAGACCGTTTCATACGGTACTGTCGGTACAGACTCTTTTCCTCACGGCTATAGTTCTCATACTTTTTATCTAAGTTTTTGAGATAGTTCTGTAGATCTCTGGCTTCAGCATAGCTACCCACTACACGCCTACGTCCATACATGGTCTCTGAATAGCCCTGGGTATAGGCTTGCTTCTTATAGCTCTCTCTCCAGCGGTCATAGTATACCACTGTGCTGAAGAAGGCCTTATAGAGCATCTCAGCCTCTTCCATAGAGATTCCTTGGTTCTCAGCAAAGGTGGACCAGTAGAAAGCGTATAACATATTAAACTGGGCATTCTTGGCTTTAGTTCTATCTATGTTTAGACCTAGCTTATTGTTAATAGTATCTGCTAGCTTCTGATGTAAGTCTTCATTCTTCCTAAACCCTTCTAGCCAGATGGGTTCTTGGGAGAAGTGTGCTGCAATACGGAGCTCTACAGCTGACCAGTCTAAGGAGCCTAGGATATAACCCTTAGGAGGGATGATTGCTTTTCTGATAGAATCAGACTTAAACTCTTGAAAGAACTCATGTTTTGAGTCCGATATGATCATCTTAGCTACCTGCTGTGCATTGATACCTAACTTCTTCATGTTAGTATCCTTCATAGCAGTAGAGGAGAGGCGGCCTGTAGAGGTAAAAGTATAGGGGTATAGGGAGTGGCAGCGTCCTGTTTTAGGATGGATACCTTGTTCTAGAGCGTCTATGTAGGTTGAAAGGGTCTTAGTTAAGATCTTGTAATCACTAACATCTTTAGCAAACGGGTGATCAACTCCATCTAGAGTATCTGCGTCAAAGGCTGGCTTATTGGATTTCTCCGTGAACTTAGTGGGCTCTACACCGAAGGAGGTCAGTGCTTTCCAAATAGATGCGGAGGCATTGGGGTTCACTTCAAACCCAGCTGCGGCATTCATTCGATCTTGCAGCATCGATATCTTACCTTGAATACGCTTACGTAATTCTGAAAGATACTTGAGGTCTACATCGAAGCCTGTATCTTGAATGGCTAAGATATAGTCTATAAATTTATTGTCGATCTCATAAACACTTTCCATTCTCGGCGGGAGTCTATGTCGCTCTTTCTTATAAAGTAACCAAGTATTAATCGCATCGCTACAGGCATAGGCTAGGCAATCTGTGGCTGGTTTTTTATTCAACTTTAGGCTCGGAACTTTTCGGTCTACCCGCTTCTTCTCTTCGTCTGTGAATAGGTCTTTGAACTCGATCATTTCCCGGTTCAAGAACTCTTTAGAGGCTTTCTTTAAACCGACTGCCTTATACTTCTCTGTATTTTTGTGGTAGATAAGAAGCATTGCATCTTCTCCAGGAACATCCATATCTGCTTTGATAAGCATACTTCGGTCGAATGCGGCATTGAAGTAGATAACTTTCTTCTTTAGAAGGATCTCATGCAACTCTTGTTTTACCAAAGCAATGCTGAGATTGTTAGAATCTTTGTGGTCGATAGGAATATAGTAGCCTTGATCTTCTCCGGTAGAAATAGCTACGCCAACAATCCAGTCTGATAGCCAGTCAAGTCCAGTAGTTTCTAGATCCAATCCTACGAATTGAGCTGACTCAATTTGAGTCTTTAGGTATGTGAGCTTCTCTTTAGAGTCTACTAAAGTAAAGGAGCATGAATTCATCCACTCTTTACTCACTTAATTTCTCCTTGAGATAGTTTTGTATAAAGCTTTTTCATTTTATCTAAATCACGTTCTGATATGATTGTATCTAAAGTTTTGTAGACTGACAAGAATAGCATAGGTTTTTGTTCGATAACCTTTTTTACTATTGCCTCTTCTAGTGAATAAAACTCTTTCATAGATACCATGTCTTTTTCAGGTACTTGAAATCCGTATCTATTCCCAGCAATTGTCAGTGCGTCTTTGTAGTGACAGCCCTCAATCTGCATGATAGCGCCTAGGCCATCGGAGAAGTGTGCGCCACACTTACCTGACCAGCAGTGGTAGCTTCCTGTTTCGTAGAGTCTGGCTGATGGACGAGTTTCTTCATGGAAAAGGCAGCAGATGTTTCTATTGATCTGCGGGATCTCGTAGCCGTAGTCTTTTAATACTTGTAGTGTAAACTTAAGCCCATTCATTTGGTTGGCCTCAAAGACATATCCCAGATTATTGTGTAGACTGGTGCGGTGACTCGATGTATTCCAAACCAGAAATAGTTGACTCGGCACTCTAGGCCAAAGCTAATCAGTACTCTTTCTAGGCTCATCACTTAAATACTCCGATCCACCAGAGATAGCTGAATTTGGGTCCGAATTTGTCGGAGTTATAGAGGCCACACCATCCACCTGCGTTATCATCGGCTCTGTAAAAGTGCAGGTTAAAACACTTGTATACTTCGTCAACGCTCATCTATGAATACTCCAAACCCATTGATTGAACCCCAAGTGGTTATGTACAACTCCAAAATATACACTGGGTAAGTCTACGTGAAACTCTAGTTCAAATCTACTATATATTTCTCGTAAACTCATAGCTTAAGGTCTTTTGGAATGTCATCCATATCAAGAGGAGGGTTGATAATTCCACACTCTAACTGAATGGGACAGATCCAAGGTTCATTGTAGAATTCTCCACCTCTGTTCTTTAGCAGGTTTTGTCTGAGTTCATTTTGAGATCTAAGCTCAGGATCAAGATAATTAGCAATAACTAAATCTGGGGCTTGTTGTGCTGCTACTGTCTTGGCTAAATCCTCGGCTACATAATGACCACGTTTCTTAGCCTTCTTCCAGCCTTCTCGATTAACTTGGTGGGCGGTACAAACAAATATACCACGGCCCCCGTCGAATCCATTAGCCAGCTGTCTAGCTTCATTGTAGAGCTGTTCACTCTCTTCATGCTGCTGAGATCTTTTACTGTCCGGCTTTAGGAGCAGTAAGTAATCTAGAAATACTGCGTCGATCTTTTTGATTGAGTTCTGTTGCGTTAACATGCTCTCAAAATTAGAGTAGCTATAGCGTTGCGGCAATTCAAAAATAGTTATGTTGCTGCTCAAGCTAAGGAAGTCTTCTTGGGCTTGTCTGAATAGTTTTTCTTCCTCAGCAGTGTAGGTTTTATATTTGGCAGATTCTAGGATAACACTATACTTTCTAAAGACGTGAATAGTAGTTAGTACTCTAAGAACCTGATCTTGGTCTTCTTCCACAGTACAGTAGAAAGTATTAGCGCCAGCGATTAAAGAATCGTACGCTAGATTTTTAAGATAGGTAGACTTACATTCACCCGAAGCTCCAGCTATAACCCACAGGCGCTTCGGCTGCATACCACCAGTAATTCTGTTGATGATGGGATTTCTAACAGGGATGCCCGGAGTATCAATAGTCTTATCGAACGTTCTCGTTAAGAAGGAGTCAACATCATCTTTAATATCAGAGTTGTAGATATTGAGCTTTGAATTCTCAATGCCGGTAATTGTGTTCAGGACTTTACGAGTATCATCTAGCACTTTGTCGAAGCCAATGGACTGTACATTTGCGACCTTTTTTGAGTTACTGACCAGGAGTGAAATCTTATGGTCTTGTATGAAATTCTGTAGTGAGTGTTCGAAAAGGGCGTCATCAATTAGTACATTGAGCTTGCCGAGAATTGTCTTTACTTCTTGTTGGATGTCCCACAGTTTATCTTTAAATGCATCTTCTACAACTTGAACTGTTGGTACAGTTTTAGTACTCGCATAAAATTCAGTGCAGAAAGTGTATAGCTGCATTTGAGCTGGGTCTGTGAAGTAGCTCTGCTTGATCTGCGCTTTCAGTTTAATTACTCTATCAGAGAATAAGCCTGAAAGAACGTTATAGGAATATTGTGTTGCTTCGCTCATTCGTACCCCTTAACTTCGAGAGCCTGTGACTTTTCTTTAAACCTATTCAGGAACTTAATGAAAACGTCTGATTCATATAGACGCTGCCAAGCCCGGTCATCCGCTGCTGGAGAGTAGATCACTGTACGCTTGCCTTGTTCCATTCGCATGTTAACTATCAACATAATTTGATGTGGGATGAAGGAATTTTTCGTGGTACAGATATCTAGCCAAAGGAAATCTGGGGTTAAAAGTTCCATGCTGTTTTCAATAGTGGTGTCTGGTAACTCTCCTAGTTCATGGAAGTTTAATTTGACTAGGGCTGTGTCGTTAGTTCTAACGGCAGTTAAATGGTTGTGTACGATAATATTGAAAGCTTCGGTTCGAAAGCAATTGACTTCCTGGGGAATGCCGTAGACTAGTGAAGTCTTACTAAACCTAAGAAACTGTCGGACTTCTGATCTCTTCTGTGGTCTAAGTAAGTTATGATAGTCTGGGCCACAGAACTTCTTCAGGAGCTTTTCGTAGTAAGCTCCGGTCCTTGTGGCTTTCTCGCCTTCATAACTGTGTAGTTTTTTATTTTCGCTCATTATTTTCTTCTGTTTAACTCGCCGTAGTGGTCTAGACCATCACTTGCTAATGTGTAAGCATCACGTGCTACATAGTAGTTATTTCGAGCCCCAGCGTAAGCATGACGTGCTGATAGGTAGGCGGTCTTTATCTCCGATTCTTTGGTCATTCTGTTTCTCCTTTTTTAAAAGCCTTCTCGTCTGCATTGAACCCCTTGTGTGCTGCTTTAGAATCTTTGTAATTGCCTAGGGCTCTGGCAGCATACCTGCGAACATACCAATCTTTATCTTTGAGAGCTTTAAGGAGAGCATCGGTAGCTTTAAAATCTTTGTGTTTGCCTATGGCTATGGCAGCATACCTGCGAACATTCGGATCTTTATCTTCGAGAGCTTTAAGGAGAGCATCGGTAGCGGCTTTAGAATCTTTGTGATTGCCTAGGGCGTCGATAGCATACCAGCGAACACCCGGATTTTCATCTTTGAGAGCTTTAAGGAGAGCATCGGTAGCTTTAGAATCTTTGTGATTGCCTAGGGCTAAGGCAGCAGACCAGCGAACATGCCAATCTTTATCTTCGAAAGCTTTAAGGAGAGCATCGGTAGCGGCTTTAGAATCTGTGCGAGTGCCTAGGGCTATGATAGCAGACTTGCGAACATACCAATCTTTATCTTCGAGAGCTTTAATGAGAGCATCGGTAGCCGCTTTAGAATCTTTGTGATTGCCTAGGGCTATGGCAGCAGACTTGCGAACATACCAATCTTTATCTTCGAGAGCTTTAATGAGAGCATCGGTAACTTTAGAATCTTTGTGTTTGCCTAGAGCTTTGGCAGCATACAAGCGAACACTCCGATCTTCATCTTTGAGAGCTTTAAGGAGAGCATCGATAGCGGCTTTAGAATCTTTGTGTTTGCCTAGGGCTATGGTAGCATACCAGCGAACACCCGAATCTTGATCTTCGAGAGCTTTAATGAGAGCATAGGTAGCGGCTTTAGAATCTGTGCGAGTGCCTAGGGCTATGGTAGCAGACTTGCGAACATACCAATCTTCATCTCGGAGAGCTTTAATGAGAGCATCAGTAGCTGCTTTAGAATCTTTGTGATTGCCTAGGGCTCTGGCAGCAGACATGCGAACACCCGAATCTTGATCTTCGAAAGCTTCAATGAGAGCATCGGTAGCTGCTTTAGAATCTTTGTGTTTGCCTAGGGCTATGGTAGCATACCAGCGAACATGTAGATTTTTACCTTTGAGAGCTTTAATGAGGGCATCGGTAGCTTTAGAATCTTTGTGTTTGCCTAGAGCTACGGCAGCATACCAGCGAACATGTAGATTTTTATCTTCGAGAGCTTTAATGAGAGCGTTGGTAGCTTTAGAGTCTGTGTGATTGCTTAGGGCTTTGGCAGCAGACAAGCGAACACCCCGATCTTTATCTTTGAGAGCTTTAATGAGAGCAGCTGTCTTTATCTCCGATTCTTTGTTCACTTTGTTTCTCCTTTTGTTGATGCCTTCTTGTCTGCTAGGTAGGCCTTGTAAGCTGCTTTAGAATCTTTGTGTTTGCCTAGGGCTTCCCAAATACTTTTTAGCAAAACTACTGGAGGGTGTTGGTTTGTTCCATGATCTTCTTTTATATACTGAAGTCCTGTAGGTGATTTATAAATCACAACATTAAATTTTTGCAGTAGCTCTTTGATAGGCTTTGTTCCAGATTTCTCTGCTGAAGTCTTTTTCTGCAAGATTTTCTCCTCCCTGAATGAATAGGCGATTAAACACGGCTTCCTTTGACTTTAACGTATCTCTTATGTCTTCGTCAATGGTGCCTTCACAGTATAAGTTAATGATCAGCAATTTCTCATGCTTAGTCCCGATTCTATGGATACGTCCGCAAACTTGTAATAGCTCTCCGTAAGACCAGGGTCGGTTTAAAAAGATGATAGTCCCAGCAGCTTGCAGATTTAAACCAGCCCCACCAGCAGAGCTGATAACTAGGATGGCTTTTCCAGGATGATTTTCCCACGCTTTCTTATTCGCATCTCTTTGGGCTGCGTCTATTCTGCCGTCAATGTTAAAGTGGGCGATATTCTTTTTCTTTAGTTCTGCATTTAGAATGTCTATTGTCCGGGTAAACTTAGAGTACACAATGATTTTGTCGTCATCAAACTCTTCTTCAATGATCTGGATACACTCGTCTATTTTAGGGTGTGAAGGAGCTACAGTAGTGTTTAAATGCTCTACAGCATCAGCACAACTCTGCATGTGAGTGAGAGCTGCCAGCCTGTCGATATCCTTAGTTTCAACATCATCCACAATTAGCTTCTCTTGCTCAAGTGCATCATAAATCTCTTGATGATGTTCTGGTAAGGCAACAAATCTATCTGAGAAAGTGAGTGGAGGTAGTTGATTATACACGTCTTTTTTTTCTCGGCCAAATACATAGCCCTTGATTTTATCTTTAAGTAGCGGGATATTTTTAGGGCCTTGGTATACAGGAATTTGGTAACTACCCATATCCATCATATAATAATTAGTAAAATTATTCATGAAGTTTACATACGTCCCAAAAACTGCCGGGTTAATTATTTTAAATAGTCCGTAAAGATCTAGGACGTTATTGAATACAGGTGTAGCTGTAAGAAGTTTATTTCCACTAGAGCGCATTGATAGCAGCTTAATTGCCTGTGCTGTTTTAGATCTGTGGTTCTTTATTTTCTGGGCCTCGTCGAATATAATGATGTACGGAAACTCACGGTGTAGATCCAAGAAATTATCCTCGTCCCTTCTGACAATTTCATAGTTAGTTATAAGGCACTGGATCTCTGGATCTCTTATAAAAGTTTTCATTATATTATCTCTAGTCTTTTTCTGACCTCGATAGATAATAGATTTGAAAGTAGTGAATTTCTCAATCTCGTCTTTCCACTGGTGGATGAGAGAAGCCGGGACTACGATTAAACATTTTAAGGTGGGTTGTTTCCGTACAAGAGCATTAAACGCTGCAAGAGATTGTGGGCATTTCCCAAGTCCCACAGAGTCCCGTAAAAGGCTGTTGGGGTTTTGTGCTAAGAAGATTGCCCCAGAATTTTGGAATGGATACAGTGGAAGCTTAAATTGGTCGAGCTTCAGATTGGGCGGTGGAGACTGAAGCCAAAGAGGTATCTCACTCATAACATACAATATACGAGGTGGATGTGTTTAAGTCAAGTGGCCTGTAAACCCGAGTACAGGACACTGCATGCCACAGTTAACACAGTTTGATGACGGGCCTGCATATATGTGATGCCGGCATTCGGGCATTTGAGATCTGAGTGGGTAAGATCTGAATGCACTCTGTAGGCTGATTTGAGCTTCAAGAAAAGAGATTCTTTGTTTCAGATATAAGACTTCTTCATCATCAGTATAGCTCCAGATCATGTTGGTCTAGTATCTCAAAGAATTCTGTTTTAATTTCTTCCAGAAGTTTCGCGTCAGAATCAGATAACTCTCCATATTTCAGACGCTTACGTATGATTTGATCGTAAATCTCTTGTAGAGCTATTGCCATAGAAGGCCCCTCCAGGGCCGATTTATGGTCAGCTTTGTCTTCCGGCAGGGTGAATACTAAATGTACTTTCATAATGCTACACTTTCTATTAGTCTATAACTTCCTGCTCGTCTAGATCTTCTTTGATATTAACAATAAGTGTTTCATCTGGCAAGCTTACTGTTTGGTCTCTTTGAAGTAGGGTGTTGAACCCTAGAGCATCGATAGCAGACCCGCTGTGGGCCTGAATAGACCCGTTCTCTGAGGTCGAATGGATCAAAATATAGCTATCACATATATTAGCCCGGACCACGTAAGCAATAGCTCCTGTAATCTGGGCATTAATAGCCGCCACGACTTCTGCAGCTGTGGCATTAGATATATCAACAAAATCGTTAGAGTCAAAAGTAATGGTCTGCTCTTCACCGTCAACGAGCAAAACGAGGGTCTGGTCATCCGCTAGAGCATACTCTGGGGTCTTTCTGTTCTGGGCAATGCCTTTGAGTTGTACTTGAAACTCTGCTCTATACTGTCCTGCAGTCTCAGTAGCATCCTCACCTAATACAACATTGAACTGGCCTATGTGCTCATAAGATAGCTGATCATAGATAGTTACAGCTTCCTGTGTGGCAACAATGACTCTCTCACCGTCTGGGCCTAGGATAGCATCTCTGGACCTAAGGACGAACTTTATACTAGCCCCTTGTAAGTTTACGACTCGGGCGAAATTGTCCTTAACAAGAACATTGAAGCTCCGTTTGTCGTTTCTTCTTAGTTCAATCATCTGCATAGCTACCCCTGTCTGTGGAAAAAACAGCCGGGATTCAGGAATCTCGGCTTTATAATTAATCGGGCCTAAAAACTGTAAACTTAAGTTACTCACCTTAGATGCCCCATCCACCTTCTAGTGCAAAACTTGCGTAGGAGGTAGCTTCTGTTAGGTCGGTAAAGTCTTTTTGTGACCCAGCAGTAGGAGTTTTATATACAAAGTCATGGCCTACGGAGTCAATCTTAATCCGTATAGGCGTGTTAGCTGGGACTACAAACTGGAAGTAACCGTTTGCATCAGAGTAAACTTCTTTATGATCTAGGGAAATGCCTACCTGGGCTGAGGAATTAGGCTGGAAGCCGCTTAGTGCATCATCAGAGGGTCTTTTGTTGATGGGAGGACCAAACTGTACCCTGGTGTCTTCCAGGGCCTTTCCTTCAGGGTCAATTAAATAGCCGTAGATCACTGAAGTTGGGATAACCTCTTTGAACGGGGAGAACCATGCTGTAGGCCCTGAAAGGGCCGAGGAAGAGTTCTCAGCTCTGAGTCTGTATTGATATCCTGCGTCACCATCTTCATCTGTATAAGTATCGGTCGGATGTGAAACTTGAGCAATATCAACAACTTCTGATTGAAACTTGCGTATGCCTGCAAGGATTCCTAACCCTGCAAGGGCTGTACCACCCTTTATATTAACTCCACCTCTATCTGTCTGTCGGTTAGAGTAGATAATAACTTTCGTTCCGTTAGAGCTAACTTTGGTAGAGCCTCCGTGAGCATTTAGGGCTGCGTCTAGAATGGTAGCTATCTGGGCTGCAGTTGCAGCGCCGCTTGTAATAGCGTTTAAAGCTATAGTGAGTAGGTTCCCACCGTCTATACGTATTTGAATAGTCTGGCCAGCAGTAATAGCATAGGGAGATACGTTTGAAGTCTCTACCCCTACAATAGACCGCTCAATATGATAGGAGGTTATATTATCAGAATCTTCATTCGGTTTCCATGTAATAAGTGCGGACATATTACTCCTCTATAGCCTTTGTGGCTCGTGGGGGATTAGGGATCTCAGTGTCAAGAGTGGCTTTAAAGCCTTCAATAAAGATATTGTCAACTAAAGTTACAGTTGCACATCCATGACCAAAAGGGTGTTGCCCAAAGGGACAGTTACCAAAGCCCATTATATTCTCCCCCAGTTCAGTTTAACATGTTTCTGAGTACTGTCTGTAGTCGTAAGTACCTGTTTCATTTAGAATACTATCTCGCCTTTATATGTTGGGATAATCAAGTCCAGCGATTTGTTGTTATCGATCTCTTCTGTGAATCTGACTCTTCGTACATCCCCGATCGCGTAGTCTTTAGTAGCTTCAATAATTGTCTGGCTAGGAAGAGAAGAGTTAATTGTGAGGCTATTGGCAAATCCATCTAGGCCAGATAAGCAGCTATTCACAACTACATCTATACCATTCATTGTACGTGCCTGTAACTCTTGATGGACGTGACCTGCAAGGAGAGCTTTAATAGCAGGTTTACCAGCTTTAACTTCCGCATTGGAGAAGGATTCTACCTGATGGGATAGGGATTTCATGTTGATAGAAGTTCCTGGATTACCTATTGCAGAAAAGTTTGTGTCTCCGTGCACACAACAGAGTCTGCCTCCGATGGTATCGACAAAGGCCTGGTGGCCTCGTGGTATAGTAAACTTTACTCGTCCTTTAAACTGAGCTGAAAGTGTGTAATAAATTGGGTTAATAAAGTTATCCCACTTCTGTGACGTAGGTCTTCCACCCTTATCTCTATGTAGAAATCGTTCATGATTTCCCGTAATCCCTGTGAACTCAATAGTATCAAAGTGGTTTAACAGGTATGAAATCATATGGAATAGAATGTGGTAAGCACCACACATCTGAATTGTCATTAGATCATTGTCTAGACCGCCAATTCCGTGGATTTGGCCGTTTAAAATATCACCTAAAACTAGGAAATGTAACTTTTTGGTTCTGTCTCTGTGGTGTAGTTTATACTCGCTGATTTCTTTGGCGAAAAAAGCAGATCTTCTGCAAGCTTCTTTCCATGAGAAACTATTTCTGCCGTTAACTTCTTCTGGGAATACATTGAGCCCGTAGTGTGTATCACTTAAGATACTGATAAGTTCCCTCTCTGTACTAGTCGGAGACTGAAGCGATTTCAAATGTTTCTTGATGTCTTTTTTATTTAGCCTTACAGGCTTTAGTTCTTGTTTTAAAAGAGCTGCGCCAAGTTCTTGAAAATACTGTTCGATTTCGTGGGCTTGGATTACGTTCTTTCTCTTCTCGGACCTGGCAAGGCTTTTGTATCTTCCAACAATGATCGTGCCATCTTGTGGCAAAACGTAAGCTGCCGGGACGGCGAGGTCTTGAAGTGCTGTCCATCCACCGAAATGTTTTCTGACTTGTCGATCTGAAATGCCCGATTTTTCTGCCTCACGAGTGTTAGGCTTAGATCCTTTGATCTCCCAAAGGGCTCTGAAACTAGAAATTAGTTTAGCTTTATCTGCCATATCGCTCATGAAAAACTCCTAGTCCAATTTTGTTTTATATTCATTACTATCTTTCTACCACATATACGGTGATTTGACAATGAGGATAAGACCTTAAAATCATTACATTTCGTGGACAATTAATCTCAATCGAATTATCTGTAAAGTTCCAGTTGCTACTCTCGCCTGTACTGTATATGTGTGAGTAGCTGAAGGCAGATTTCCGCCGTCAATCGTAGCCAAAGGCACACCGTTTAGAGGCCCGTTCGCATCACCAGCCGGCTGTACGGACACAGTTCCAAGAACAACTGCATCCCTTAAAAATTTTATGTAACCAATGCCTGTTCCTCCAAAAACCCCTGTCTGGTTATCTGACACATCACTAGTCTGTAGTTCAACTCTAACGGGTCGGTTTCCCGAACGTGTGAGCGTCACTGATAGGTTTGTGACATTGACATATGAGCTTGAAGATGTCTGAAAGATTCCTGAAGAACTGCTGATGGCTACAGCCCCTAAGATACCGCCGCTAGCTGTTAGTACTCTTTTGTGTGCTACATATAAAGCAGTAGCGGTAGAAGGATTCGAAATATCCATATCACGCATCAAGGTTGTTGATTCAAAGAATCCAGTCCAAGCGGCCCCTGATCTTGATACTGGGATTCGGCACAATAGTCGTGGAGTTGCGGAAATACCTGAGACAACATTACTAGTGATTTCCGTTTCAAGTGTGTTGACATTAAGTGGGAACACTTGATGGAATCGGCCATTATCATAGTGAGATCTTCTAGCTACAGCCAATCGACTTGTCAAATCGACAGAGTCGTATATTAAGTACACAAAAAGTTCTGCGTCTGCGACTGTATCGTATCCAAAGCTTTGAGCGGCGACAATCGTTATAGACAGAGCTGAAGTGACGGCAGCTTTTACGTAAGCTCCTAAAGAAGTGTTGTAAGAATAGTAGACTGGGTTACTAGCAGATGGATCAGTTCCAAGATTATTCTTCAAAGATATTATTAAATCACCGCCACTTACAGATCTTTCGATGTTGTATCCGTGAACTGTATCAGGGTCTCCATCTAAAGCTTGAATAGCTACAATACCTGAATTATCTAAAGTGTCTGTGAGAACATTATTAACAGTGTCCCAGCTTGGGTCATTACCCGCACCTTCGTCCCTGAGAATTCTGCCATCAGATACTTGCGCAATTTGAGTTAGTGGGTTTACTCCTCCATTACCTACAATAAGTTTTCCGTTGTCGAATGAGGATTGTCCTGTACCACCTTCTGGAACTGAAATTCCAATAAGAGGTCGTGTGTCAGTAATTTCAGCTGTAGTCACAGTATTATTGGCATCTCGATTCAGTGTGGCAATGTGGAATCGAACAATGCCGCCAACATGTAATTCTCCAGTAGATGCTGGAGTTACACCACCTTCAGCTACTTGAGCTGAAACAACAAGTTGTAATCTTGTTGTTGTTTCTCCAATTGCAATATTTCCAGTATCTGGAAACGTAGTAGAGTCTCGCTCAACTTCTCTAACTTCTAGGTAAACTTCATCTACTCTAGGTGCTCCTGGAGTAGTAAGTCCTGTAACAACTAAGTCGTTCTCTAGGCTGATAATTTCTCCTCCAACAAAACCAGTTCCAGCAGACAGTTTAATCTGGTTGGTATTAGGGGAATTCTCAACAACTTTAAAACCGTCTCCGTTAAAACTATTAAGCCCATTCTTTAGTGCTTGGATTGTTCTTCTGCGTCTTACACGTTCAATCCTTTGGGCCTCGTTAAGTTCATTGGGCTTAATTTCTTTTCCATTCTGGAATTCAACCTCAACAAGATTCCTTGTTTCATCATAAGTATCATCGAAATTGGCCATTATCTATCTCCTGTTATCTTATACAAATTAAGAAAACTCGTGGGTTATAATTGGTTTTAAGTTATAGGGCATAAATTGTGAAATTGTTTGATGCAATCGTGTAGTCTTCGCTGAGTTTGACTTATTTATAATATAGTAATTATTTGCAGTTTGCGCAACCAAGGTAATATTTCCAACTACTGTAATTTGTGTGGCTGTGTTAGACACAATCTCAAAATCTAAAATCTGCTGGTCATTAGGGTTTAATTTATACCCTACATATCCGTTTACTGGGAAGTTCGCAGAACTGTCTGTAAGAGTACTTACAGTAATGTCAGTCGATCTTCCAGACTCTACAATAGCACCTAGGATGACGATTGGCAACTCAAATTCTCCTACTCCGCCAATACTAGCAATACTTCTAGTCGTACCCCCAAACAGGAATTGGCCTGGGTCATTGGAAGTGCCGTAGAAGCTTGGTGGAGTTAGATCACTGACCATAAACCTGTGTGTTCCATTAGCCACAAAGTATTGGTTGTATATATCATAAGAGTGTGTGGCTGTAGGATAGTTATCAGCTAGGTTAAAAAACTGGTAAGTCTCTGGACTTCCTTGGTTATTATGGACTGGGGATAGTTGCAAGGTATCAGCATTGTTAGTTACTATATTGAAGGTATCTGTCCCATCTATAGTTATCTTATAGCCTCGCCATTCATCTGGAGTCCAGGATTGGCTGGTATCTTGAAAGAATATGCCTGTGTCGGCTATTTCTACATCCGAAGTATTGTCTGTGGCTAGAGTGAATGGTATAGAAAGAACTATCTGAGTTCCTCCATCAAACTCCCAGTTCCTGGCAATCTTGGCTTCCTGGCCTAAATTCGTGCCTGCAGTTACAGTAAGTAGTCTGCCAGCAAGCTCATGGTCATCAAGGCCTGTAAGGCCTGGAATATAAACATGTAAATACCGTTGAAGTGAAAATGTAACGCCAACTGAGATAGGAGCTGGGAAGTCTCCATCAAAAGTCAAGGTTCCTGTATCTGAGTCAAAGCTGTTTACAATCTGTCTTAGTCCAGCATTAGCTCCTGAAGTAATAATGCAATAAGAGAGATTCCAGTACTGGTCTGGGAAAGTACCTAGTAGGCTTACAGACCTTAGTTCATTGACCTGTCCACCTGAAGCTGTGCCAGTTACTGGAGATAGGTTTCCAGCGGTATCTGTGATGGTATCATCGAGGCCTTGTCCGATAGTACCTGAATCTGAAACAATAGCGGGTGGGGCTGAATTTAACTGTAGTGTATCTAGGCTATTGGAAGTAATTCTGTAGTTACGAATTTGGTCTTGGTCTTGGAACGTACCACCAAGCCACTGATCTACTGCCCAGTTCTGTGTGCTGTCTGTGGCGAAATTGATCCCAGTAGAGGTTAGGGTTCCTCTGTATAGCTCTGAGACATCATCGTACAATAAGAAATTTGGAGTATCACTCTCGATAATCTTACTGTCAAACTCTGTGAAAAGCTTTATAAAGTCTTGAATACCTGGGATAGTGCCTTTTCTTTTGTATACAGATACAATACCTTCTCCGATTCTTCGTAAGGTATTTAAGTCTATCCCTCGTTCTGCTGGGAAACCGAAACTCTCTGAGAAGAAGTCTAATAGATTATCTGGGGCCTTATCTGGCTTTCTGTTGTACTCCATAACAAATACTTCAGATCTATATAGATCCATCATATTCCCTATGGACAGACAAAGGCGGTTTAGGTCTCCAGATCCTTGTTCATCTAAGGCCTTAGTTTCTTCTGGGAAAAGTTGGTATACTGAGTTGGCTGATTGCCAGTCTTTGTACGACAGAGCAAATCCGATGTTTGATCCAGTCTGCTCTGTATATAGTCCGGTGCTTGTGTCTTTGATGAAAATCGTATAATAGAAATAGCGGTTTTCTTCTAGGTCATTATCCTCTAGTGTGACTACAGAATCTGCAGTACTATCAAGCACTAAGGTCCCTTCATCAGGGGTCTTAGGGTATGTAGTTAATGCACGTCTGATTATCACACGTTCATCTACCTGTAAAGTTCCAGATAAAGACCATGATGCTTTAATAGAATTCGGCTTAAAATTAGTTTCAACACTAAATGAAGTGATTTCTGTCATGTTATCCTATTAAAGCAAACTAGAGAGACAGTTTACTTAGAAGCAGCTAACTCGGAAGTCTCTGCAACTTCTTGTTCTTGCTCTGCTTTTGATTCAATTTTCTTAAGTAGAAGACCTTCTTCTACATTAAGCATTACTGAATCAGTTCCAGGGAAATATTCCCCTTTGATCGAATTTACATATGCACCTAGAGCTCCCTTAAGAGATTCTAGATCTTTTTGTAAGTCTTGCATCTTGGCATTATTTAATTCTGCCCTCAGTTTCATGTTTTGTACTGTAAGTGCATGAGTTTCTGAGAGTTTCTTGGACTCGTATTCTGGTTCTTTTGGTGTTTCTTTTTCAGTCATTTTTAGTATCCTTTCTATGTAAATCTATCAAATGTCTGTTAGTTAGTCAACATAGGTTATTGCATACAACTATTACTTAAAAACTCGAATCAAGGGTTATTTTGTTAGCCACTCTTAATGTGCCGGGTACCACCGGCTGTAAGCTCCACGACCTATAATATCGCTCGTGTTCGTTCCGGTTCCGGTGATCTTTACAATAAAGCTGGAACTCAGAGTAATCACTTGTTCGATATAAACTACCGTCTGAGTCAGCACGGCTTGGTCGGATTCAAAAACCGCCCAACCTTTAACGACGTCCGAAGCCGATTTATGCAGGTAGCACTTCAGCTTCCAACGAGCCGATCCAAACGCCAAGGAACCTGTATTGATACTGGCCGCACCATTCACGAAAAGTTTAATTCTCTTGTTCGTTGCAGTCGTCATCGTACCGAACCATTCGAACTCAATGGCGTCTCCATTGTTGACGAGCATGTTGGCGGGAACGGTGAAAGACTGCAGATCCGTTTCAGCCGTGGTGATGTTATTCGCTTCAGCGACAATTGTTTTAAATTGTCCGCCTACTCCCACAGTCGTCGAACTGGAAGCTCCAATTGTAATAAGTCCAGCATCAGAAATTCTTAAAAATTGATTGGCCGCTATGTCGGTTCCTCTTGCGATTACGAATTGATCGCTAGCACTGGCTTCTTGTCCTACTATCCAATATTTTGAAGTAGTTGTGTTTCCAAAACGTGTCAAGGTCGTCCCACCAGGTGAGGCTATGACAACACTCGCTGCCGCCCCAGATAGAAGTGAATTTATAGACACTTGACTACCGATCGACCCACTGTTGTTTAATATCAAGTTTGTAAACGATGAAGCGCCAGAGTTGGAATTTCCTAAGGTTAGTCTAGAAGTAGTGTCCGCATTGATATTAATTGAAAGACTGCCATTAATTACATGCGCCTGGGTGGAAGCAGCAGCCCCAATTGTAATAAGTCCAGTTGTTTCCGCTACTGACAAAACAGTTGTCGAACTTTGTCTTAGGTTTATTCGATTTGGTAGTGTCGCATGACTAGGGCCGAAAACTTGTAGGTTTCCACCGCTATTGGAGCTACCGCTACTGCTGTAAGCTACAGAGCCGTCGTTTACGGCGCTGAGTACAGAAGATGAGCCTCCTGATGAAGTGCCTAAAACAATAAACCCATTACCTGATGATTCGCCAATCTCCGCCGCTCTTATAGAGTTAGCTGCAATTGTTACTCGATTGGCGAAACTTGTGTATATGCCCAACGCTGGAATTGACGAGCTAGTTGGAATAAATGACGCAGCAGTGTTAGATAAGGTGGAAGTAAGACTGCCGTTAATTACATGCGCCTGGGTGGCAGCAGCAGCTCCAAGTGTCCAAGCCCCCGCAGATGTAATACTTCCTTTTACAATGCTATTTGTAGTGAAGCTAATAGGAAAGGCATCATTTGTACCAATTGTAATGGTACCGCCGAAGGTATTACCACCGTTATTAATATTACCAGCTTCCGTTCCAGCTGAATCTAATTTATATAAGTTTCCATCTGATTTGAAATAAAGTCTATTTCTACTAGCAGCAGGGTTGGAAGGTTTAGCAATTTGAGCTAAGTCTAATGCACCTGATAATCCGGTGGCATTTGAACTAGTAGAGTTAATGAACCAGTCACCCGTGAATGAAAAGTTATCAGAAAGAAAAGCATTATTGGTGCCGCCAGTTACTGGATCTCCAGCAAACCCCATTCGTCTGGTAATCGTAGAACCTACAAACTTCGTAGCAATATTACTATAGTAATTATAAACAAAAGGAGCTGTAAATGCTGCCCCAGTATTGGCAGTAGCCCTGATACCTTCTATAGAACCTGTTGCTGCGGATGTGCCAGCTATCGGTATTCCTACACCTACTTGAGTCGCTCCAGTTAAAGGGTTAGTTTCGCCCACTCTTAAAACAAAGGATGAGGAAGCCGTGCCGCCAATACCTGCATTTTGTGTAATATTAAATGTTCCAGTTGCTGTCCATAGTGTTGCAGAATCGTCCCAGCCTAATTTTATGGCGGTTGCAGATCTTAGTTCAATATCATTAGCTTTTGTTGCGTGTGTTTGACCATAGAGATGGATATTTCCCGCACTCGACGAGCTATTTCCACCTGTTATGGCGGTGACTCCATTAGTTACTTGATTTAGAATTATACCTTTATTCCCGGAGGTGGCGTGTAATCCTATCCAGGTATCTGTACCATTTGATGAAAAAGTAGCTGCAGCTAAGCTATTAGAAGAAATACCTGGTACTCCGGTACCATGTAAATACATTCCATTTGCCGGTATAGTGGCACTAGTTGGAATCAAAGAAGCTGCAGTCACGCTACCAGAAGCTACTAAAGTAGTCAGTCCAGTTACAGCACCAGTATCGCTAATAGTTACTAGTGAATCTTGAGCCAGTTTACCAGTAGTTAAGTTATACCTAACTACTGCATTATCGGTAGCTGAGGCTGGTCCAGTTACTTTATTACTGAACTGTGTTTGAATAGAAGAAGTGACTCCATCCAAATAGCCATATTCAGTATTACTTACTGATCCATCATGAATCTTAGCAGCGTCAATCGCAGCACCAGCTTTAATATCAGCATTTTCAATGTTAGTAATTGTATTGGTGTCAGCGTCTATAGATGCTCCAGCCACAATCCCTGCGTCACTGATAGTGACCGTAGAGTTTTGAGTAGTCTGGCCGGTCGTACCATCCCATCGAACAACAGCATTGTCTGTAGATGCTCCTGGTCCATGTACATCAGAACCAGAGTCATCTAAATCAATTGTTACGCCATTCTCTCTTTTACGGAATTTATTTAATGTGGAATTATACCAGAGACTCCCATTGTCAGGAGTTGAGGGGTCCGCGGGGGTCGATTTGATTACGATACCTTTACGGACTTTCCAAAAATCATTACTAGCCATTGTCTACTCCTTCGTTTCCATTTCCACAAAGGAGGGCTCTAGATAAATTTCTAGGCCCACACTCTTAGAATTTATTAGGCAAGATATCGTTTGATATCAGATCTCATTGTTTTAGCCCCGGCGCTGGTCGTATAGCTGAGCTCTACATCACCTCCATTAAGAGCGGCAGTCCAGGTAACTCCAACATCATCGGTTTCACTCATTTCGTCAGTTAAGCTTGTTGCGCCTGAAGCTACAGAAACAAGATTGTCTCCAACAACCATAATCTTTCCAACTCTTCTTTCGTTTCCAGAAAGAATGGTGTACTCAATTGTAATTGCTTTAACTACAGTACTGTCAAATGTAAATGCTGATGCTACAGCAGTAGTAGATGCAGTAAGGGTCTGAGAATGGTTATATTCTTCTTCTACATAATTAGTTAAGTTTCCATCGCCTCTTCTCCAGAGATCAGCAATAGTCATTCCACCTGCATCGGACAGTATAGAAGTACTGTCTTGTAGTAATTTTCCAGTGGTAGAGTCATATCTAGCAATAGCATTGTCAGTTGCGGAAGCTGGGCCTGTTACCTTGGCGTTTAATTGAGTTTGAATAGCAGATGTAACACCATCAAGATATGCAAACTCAGTATTACTTACTGAACCGTTATGGATCTTTGCGGCATCAATAGCTGCTGAAGCGTTAATATCAGCATTCACTAAAGATCCTGCAATAATATCTGCAGTGAGTGAAGGCGTGCCATCAACATAAGTTAGCGATACTTTTGAACTATCTGCAACCATTGCGCCAATTGCGTCTTGAGCCCGTTCATCTGTGAAGTATACATTAGTTCCTTCAGCAATATCATCGGCATCTAAAACTACAATTCCAGTTTGTCCGTTAACAGAAGCTACTGCATCTGTCGTATCAGACTTTTCCCATGTTCCAGAAGAATTGTAAATTGCATAGTCTCCTACATCAAATGAAATAGATCCTGATCCTAGATTTTGGGAACCCGCTACACTGACTCTATAAACTTGTCCCGCGTCTCCTGTTCCATCAGAAAGGGCAGGGCTATTAGTAGTTGCATTCCAAACACCTTCGTAGGTCATGATCGAACTGGGTAATTGAGATACAGGAACTTTTCCGCCACCGTCTAGTGTTGCAATACCATTGTTTGCACCTAGTTGGTTAAATCGAAGCGCATCACCGTTAATTGCAGGAGCAGCTAGATTAGTTAACTTAAAGCCGCCCATCGATTGATCTGCTGTAAAAGCTACTGAACCATCTTTTTTAATGACAGCTGAGTCTAAAGCTCTTGCTGTGATTTGCGTCTGAATAGAAGAAGTGACTCCATCCAAATAGCCATATTCAGTATTACTTACTGATCCATCATGAATCTTAGCAGCGTCAATCGCAGCAGAAGCATTAATATCAGCATTGACAATTACGCCAGCACTGATCGAGAATACTCCGGCATTCGAAACATCAACATCCCCGGAAGGGTTTACACTAGTAGCAACGTTAGATGCATTACCTACTAGGATGTTTCCATCGGTTAAAGTAGTAGTTTGTTTGGCATTTAATTGAGTTTGAATAGCAGAAGTGACTCCATCCAAATAGCCATATTCAGTATTACTTACTGATCCATCATGAATCTTAGCAGCGTCGATAGCTGCACCAGCTTTAATATCAGCATTTTCAATGTTAGTAATAGTGTTTGAATCAGCGTCTATAGTCTTGTTAGTAAGAGTTTGAGCCAATGCTAAAGCAACTAAAGTATCGGTGGTATTAGGTAAAGTAAGTGATCTATTAGCAGTTTGAGAACTGACTAAAGTCATCTTGGTCGATGCAGTAGCGCCACCTAAAGAGAATTCAATTTCTTTACTGGCATCACCATTATCTTGAACTCTGAATAAGTTGTCCGCAAAAGTGCTTGACCCACCAGCAGAAGCTAAAGTGTAAAGTTCTGCTAAAGCGCCTTCAACGTCAGTTGAAGTGAAACTGGCTGCGGTATCGAAAATACCGATTTGGGAAGCACCTTCTCCAGAGGAAGTGCTTGATAGAAACGATCTATCAGCAATAGTAGCATACCCGGCATCATCCCGTATTCTAAATACGTTGTCCGTTGAATTGTAGTATATGAGACCTTGTTCTCCTGTTGGATCTGAAGCTTTGACGCCTACCCTAACAGGCTGCTGAAACTTGTGTACGTTAGCCATGAGATTTTTCCCCTATGTGATTATATGATTGTGTAAAGTACCTATTTATGATACCATGAATAGCTTAAGAATTGGTCCATCTACGGGTTGCAAATCTCAAGATTGAGCTAAATCCAGTACTTGTAGATGTATATCGTAGATTTACATCACTGCCGTTTATTACAGCAAAGAAATTTATACCCAAACTATCTGTAGAACTGAAGTCATTTGTAACAGATGCGGCTATCTGGTTGTTAGTAACCACCAGAGTTCCAGCTTGAGTCTCGCCATCTCTCTCTAAAGAGTAGTCCATAAACACATGTTTATAGTCAGACGAGTCATACGAATGAAAGGTCGCTGCAGATGTTTGATTGTCTAAAAGTGGTGTTTCTGGGCTAAGTACTTGAATTTCCATGCCATTTAGATTAATAGCCCCTACTGCTGCATTCCACTGAAACCTTGAGTCTGCTGCAAAGTCACCATCATCATTATATTGGATTTCTCTATTATTTCCAGCTGCTGCAAGCAGATTTCCGCCAGTTCCAGAATAACTAGGAATGCCCGCAGGGCCACCTATAGTATCCGACCAGCGTTGTGTATAGTACTTGAGCTTCCCGTTTGGACCTAAATTGTCTGATAGGTACTCTAGGACTAGATCAGACCCAGATATACTGCCTTGGAACTCTATACCAGAGGCTCCTGGGGATGTACTAGCTACGGATACATCTACAAGTGTTCCATCCGTAGACATGAATATTTGACCTGTTTCATGTGTAGCTCCTCTAGTAATAGAGAAGTTTATAATCATGTGCTCACTGCCAGCATAGGGTACAGAGAAGATCTCTCCGACAAAATTATTAATGATATCAAGAGCTTGGATAGAACCAAGTTCCCAGAAGCTAGAGCCGTTAAATAGTCTAACAACATTATTAACCTTCCACTGAGTACCATCAAACTGTGCTGTCTGATTGGCAAAGAAGGCTCCTTTTGTAGCTGTGACCATATCTCCGTCTGTTGGGTCTTCGTCTAATGTAGAGCTAGGGCCAAAGAAGTCTTGTGCACTCCAGGCTGCGTTAACTCCAATACCAGAGAGTAGATAAACCCTGTTATTTCCACTATTTAGGTTAGTGAACAAGATTAGATCCCCGTTTGAGGCTACTACATCGTCAATAGTGATAGATGGTCCTGAGGGTAGTGATGTTGATACTGGGTCAATGAAAGTTACTTTAATGTGGCGAGGTGGGTTGTTTTCTAAGAATAGAAGACGTGCATCGCTATCATTTACAGCAGCTTCAATTTCAGTCCAGATCGTCTCTATTTGTGTGAAATATGGATCTAGATTCTCAGGAATTCTTGTAATTATTAGGCTCATTAAGAAGTTCCCCCGATAGCATTAATCACTAGATCTGTGTCTGTGTCGATCTGCAGAATCTGAATATCTGAAGGAATAAGGTCTCCAACTAATTCAGATACATTAAAATGGAACTCATCTCCATTTTCGCCGTTAGAATCTATTACGGTAGAAAACACAATCGTCTCAGCGTCATCTTCATAGTTAAAAGATACTTCAAACTCATCATCATGTGATGGAGCATTTGGAAGTCCATCCACGGTAAAGTGTCCTGTGGCCGAGACGTAATCATTTACTCTTCTGACAATGCCTTCATTACTTCCCGTCAGGAATTTAACGACAGATCCATTGTAGTAATCATCTCCCTTTCCAATGAGTAGAGACGACTCAAACTCCGTACTTGTTGCGGGGAATAAAGATGTGTTCACCGCAGAATCAGATCCCATTATATACTTTGGAGAACATATATAAGCGTCTGAAGCTGAAGGTTCTGTAGTGATAGAGCTAGGTCCACCAAGAGTAAATATACCCGATACTCCAGTGTAGTCTAGAACGGTAGTCACTTCGTACTGTCCATTTCCATCAGTTAAGATATATTGGTATCCATTAAACGCATCATCAGCGTATACGCCAGCTAGAGCTGAATCGGTCACACTATTGAGTGTTCCACTTCCGTAGGTATAGGAAGTAATCGTACCCGTAGTTGCTGGTGCTGTGTTAGCCAGTGGGTTAGTGCCAAACTGATTTGTTTCAGGTCGGTAGATTCTATACTCATCTCCCGCAGAAGTCACTGCGCCTAGTCCACTTGCTACTGAGACCGAGCTTCCAGTATTGGCTACAATATTAAAGACATCGCTTCTTAATGTATTTGGATTTAATTTATAGCCGACTAATCTCTCTACTACTTCATAAGCACCGTCAGCTGGAGTTCCAGCGGTTACAGTAATTGTGTCTTGTGTGTTAGACGCAATGAGGAAGAACGTTCCTGCAGAATCAATAAGAGTCTGTCCAGCAAATACGTTAGGCTGGAAATATTGATTAGAGTCTTGTAAGAAAGTTGACCCTGCATCTGTACTTGTGCCAGACTCTAATGTTAGATCTAGGTTTGGGTCGGTAATAGTTGTGTCATTTAATGTAGCAGAGTTTCCGATAATACCTTTTTGTAAAATATAGTCAGTATCTGTGTGCATGAAAATCTTATACTCATAGTTCCTGGCTGGATTTCTGATGACAGTCCCTCTGGAACTCAGGTGTGCGGTACCGGCATTTGAATCAAGTAATTCATACATAGCTGGCTTTAGAGTAAATTTGTTTATCTTAACTTTACTTATTCCTGCAACACTCTCTAGATATTCATTGAAGTCGAATAAGTCGCTGTCAAACCCAGTTGATTTTAATAAAACTGGGCGGCCAAATTCCATATTATCAAAGTCAAATAAATCGTTTACGGCCGATGTAATAGCTATGACAACTTCAGACTGTTTGGATGTATCTTCAACAAAAACTTTCAGGGAGATTTGAACTGGCTGGTATATTGGGTCTTTAGCAAAAATAGTTGTCTTTGCCATTTTTTTATCGTCAAAGAAAGCAACTACGGAATTCTTGAGCGTGGTGCTTGGGAATCCGCCACCGTCTGGGGCAACATGTATTACTACATCAAAGTTACCTTCACCGGCTCTTGCCAGAGCCTTTGCTACTCCTGTAACAGTCTTAGCTAGAATAGAGTGGTCCATCAAAGACACGGCTCTATTTAGAGCGGATAGGCTGGCTGGAGCATTAATCTTTATTTCTTCTAGAGACTCTCTAGGGCCACCTCCAGTCATTTGGGAATCATTAGATACAGCCAGTACTCCAGTTCTAGAACTGATTAGTTGTATTACTGTGTCAATATTTAAGTTGCCATTATTTTGTAGAGCTCTCTGATCTTCATCAGCAAGTACTCTATAGGTAGCGTGGATCACTGATCCATCTCCTGGTATTACTCCAAACTCGCCATTTCCAAATGTAATGACGGTCTCATCAGAATCGCTGGTCCTACTCGTATAAACTTTGTCTGTAGATTGGGCTGTAGATAGTGTTGCGGTAACGTCATATAAGTCACCGTCAACTGTAACAACTAATTCACTATTGTCATTAATCTCGGCTATAGTCCTAGATAAAATTACATTCTTTCTACTCAGTGTGTATGATTGGAAAGGCGAGCCGCTGCCTATAGCTAGAGGGCCAATTCCAGAAGTAGTTTCTGCAATTGTTTCACCTTCTGTTACATCGAGCGTAATATTCGCTGTATTAAATAAAATGCTCTCAGAGTCGTTAGTTTCAAAAATAATTCCGTTGCCGTTACTTACTTGAAATCCTTTGAGTAGTGGAGTTCCATAATCAAACGTGCCCACATCTAGAGATAATGTTATTTCTCCTGTGGCTGGGCTAGGATTTCCAGGAAAATAATTAATCAGTGCCGCTAATTCAATGGCAGCTTGGCGATCTTTTGTAGTAGACAGAAAATTATCTTGTGTTTGTCTGTCAATATAAAAGTGTAAGTTATCTCCAAGATACGCTACAATTTCTGCGATTGCAGCAGCGAAAGAACCTTCGTTATAGTCACTCCAAATGTCCGAGAAGTTAGCTTGACTATACTCGAAAAACGCTTGTCTTAGCCCTTGGAAATCACGAGTGCTTAAGTTTACTTCAGAATTTAATATTAAATTTGACATAATTAATCCAGGTAAAATGGGAAAACAAGATTTTGTTCTACGTTTTCCGGTATTACAGTAAAGCTGATTTTAATAAAAACAACTCGTTCATTATTTGGTGACGATTCCACGTTTACTTGTAGGTCTGAAATTCTCGGTTCCCCAGTTTCCACAGTCCTGAGGATCTCTTGGGCTAGTAATGACCTTAGCTGGGGGCTATTAGATTCATGTTTAAAGTCCATCAATCTAGACCCAATAAGTGGGCTATGGACTCTTTCGCCGATCCTAGTATGTAGCAAGAAGATTATAGAGTCTCTGACCTGGTCAGTATTGTCTCTGTTTTTAGAGAAATCGCCGTCTTTTCCAACACTTAGCGGGTATTTGAGACCTCTCCCTAAAAAAGCTTTGCTTATTGACATTATACTCTCCATTCTACCATATATTACTACTTTACTTTGCTGATATCGCTCAATTGCCCTGACCCCATGGATGATGTCGGAGGTGATGTAGTGGTTGTAGGGCCCGGACTTCCTGGAATATAATTATGAACATGGGAATTAAAAAGGCTCTTGAAGCTATCCCCTAAAACGATTGGCTCTGTTGCGCCTTCACCTAGTTCTATGGCTTCTGCATCTAGGATGATTTTGTTGCCATCCTTACGTAAGATTATCTTAATGGGGGGGTCTGAGGACTCTGAGGCGGCACTTGGGCTGTTCCAAAGAGCCAGTTCTCGGGCTCTCCGAGCCACTAACCCCCTTGAAACTACCCCGCGTGCTAGCCTCCAGCTAGCGAATTCAGCGGCAGACTGGGTATACTTACCCGCATTAAGTAACTTAAGTTGGTTACTTTCCGCAAAGTTTGGAATTCCGATATTATATACCAGAGACATTAGAGCATTGAACTGGTTCTGGTTTAACGGTACTTTCACCAGAGCTGATAGAGATGTCTCGAAGTCTGTCTTATCTACAGCAAACAAATCATCTGCTTGGGTTTCGTCAATAACCTGTCCTTCGTATACATCTGGCCCGGTGTGGCCATATCCAATTGTCCATACATCCTTAATAGTGGCTCCGGTTTTCGGGTGAACCCCTACAGTGAGCTGGTATGCATTTAGCTTCAAACCACCCTCTTCTAGTTTCATAAATGCTTCGCCTTTAGCATCTAGTGTAGCAGGGCCTGGTACTAGAACATTGGCAGTGGTATTAGTTCCCTTGATTTGAATGTGTATTTCATTGATGGAATCATCGAGGCTTACTTCTAAATTATTGGCAGTTTTAATGCTTCTATTTAGAGGGGAGGCATTCTTAGCGGACACATGGGGCTCAGAAGACTTCAAGAACGATCCTATATAGATAGGAGAATTGGGATCTCCTTCCTCAAATGCAATCCATACTTGAGACCCTACTGTTGGTACAGTAAATACTTCGTTACTAGGAAAGGAAGGTTCTGCCCAAGTAGGGTGTACTTGTTGGTTCCAAATAGTTGGAATCTTTACTTTAATTCTGCCTCTGGACTCTGGGTCTGTATTAACAGCCACTAGTCCCTTGTAGAGCCCGAATAAATATCTTCTGCCTTCTTGTCTTATCCCAGCCATGGTTACCGGCCTTTCGCCACATCAGGTATTATACGGCCTAGTTTATTAGGCTTTTTCTGTTGTGTCTTGTTAATTTTCTGTTGAAATTTCTTAATGTCTGATCTAAAGAATGGGTTTTCTGGTGACGCAGCCATTAATTTTAACGTAGTAAAGTAATTATTCGGGGTAATATCGTGTTCCACTGACTGTACATACCAAGTGCCACTGTAGTTTTTGGGCATATTACCGGCTATGTTAACTAAATTACCATGTCGTATCAATGGGTTACCGAAAATCTTTACAGTTGCAGTGGTCTCTTTCAGCGTCAAATCAGTAAGTTTTTGTCTCAAGATAGCCTGGCCTGCTTTTTCCATTGCTGAAGGTGAAGGCTGTTGTAGAATTGTAGATACTTCTTGCTGTGTGAAAAATGAGGGTTTGCTAAAGAAAGTCTCAACTCGTTCACTTATGATAGCATCATTTAAAACTTCCTCTGCTTTTCCAATTGGTATGTTCAATTGTTTTGAGTATTCTGTGGACAGAGGAGCCGGTCTAAAAGGGACAGTCGGCTGTCCTGAATCGATATCTAGTGATATAAGTAAAATCTGGCTCAACTCACTAGCTAAAACTTGGCTGACATCTACGACTCCCGTTCTTTTATCTTGTGTAGGGACCTTATAGGCAACACCTTCTACTGCAAGTTTTCTCTGAATCGACATATCTAACAACGGGACCACTCTTAAATCTTCCTTAGACTTTACATCAAATACGGTTTTATCAGAACCTCTTAATATTGTAGCGGCAATTTTATCTCTTGAAGGCATCTTCCGAGCTCCGAAAAATAAGCGTCGGTTTTCGACATAAAAAACACTGCCCGTTTCTTCGGCAAGATATTTGAGGTATGAGGCTAAAGACTCTCTGGGAATAGCTAAGTTTCCGCCTAGTTCAACAATTGTATTACCTTGCGCGTCTTCGAAAATAACTCTTCCCGATTCATCTAACTCAAGGCCCCCAATGCGGGCAATTTCCATGAGTGCGGCTTTAAAAGGTGTTTTCTCAGCAGCACCAGCTCCTCTTCCATCAGATAGTTTAGTGTCTAACAGTATGGATGTTATGAATCTGTCTAAATCAGCAGACCGATCATACGCTGTAACAGTCAAGGTACTCATTGATGAATTAAACTTGGGCTCTATCTTAACAATTCTGAATTCTCTTTCCACTAAGTCTGGTTGGACTTTTTGGCCCTTGTCGCCAATGATCCATCCATACCTTATATACAAGAGGTCATCCACTTCAATTTCCTTGCTATCACTTAAAAAGCCTTGAAGCTCGGGGACTTGATCGATGAAGGTAAAGGATACTATATCTTTTCTACCCTTACGATTTTTGTCGATATCATCTCCATCGCTTTCTTCGAAACGAAAATTTACCAGACGGGTATCTAAGATTGATCCACCAGAGCCCCCAAAGATATGTGACTTTCTAATATTTTTAGAATTAGTACTCGCATTTTTTCCAATTAATAATTCTAAATATGGTCTCATTATCTTAGTGACTCAAAATCATTCTTAAGCGATGGCAGTATTGAGTTAAATAGTGTTTGTGGGGAAGGGACGATTATAGTATCTAAGCTTTTTAATTCTTCAAACGGCAGTTTTAAATTGTTGAATTCTGCTATAACCCAATCATAGTGTGAGGTGCCATAAAGGTTGAAGCTCAAGGTATCTAATCGATCAGAGTCTTTTAGTCTGATAGTTATATTATCAGGATAGTCCGTTTTTTGAATTACCTTGAAATAAGGGATTCGCACGACAGGGCCGTCTTGTTCAAGCGGTTTATACTGATACCGACTGCCTTCAAATATAAGTGCCATTAAAATCTCCCGAATTGATTGTTCTTGCCTACTTGAAATAAGGTAATTTGAACTTCGGCAAACATTGTTCTGAGTTGTTGGTCCCAGAATTTTTTGTTTACTTGTATATTTTCTATGTAAAAATTCATCCCTTCATACACAGGGTATCCAAGTAACTTAACTGGTGAATGTGTAGTATTTCCATCTTTAGGAACTTGCATTTTAAACAGGTCTGAAATTTGTTTGTCTACGTTTAGGTAGTTTGTACTTTGCTGTGGAGTTGGGTACTCTGGTTTACTCGATATACTACCTATTACATCCTGGATAGTCTGTATGCCTCTTATTATATTGGCTGAAAACGGCACCAAAGATGTTGCAGCAGATATGAAAGTGCTTGAGTTTCCACCAGAAAAGTTTAACCCTGCTGTACCTGGCTTTGCCATCCCATGAAGCAGTAGAGTAAAAGTCACAGTCCGGCCCTTTGTTCCAGATACAATAGATCTTGGCAAGTTGTTGTTTATCAGTTGAACTTTATCTATGTTCAACGCAACTGACTCACTGATAGACTCTGGGTTAATAGAGCAAACAATTGATAAAGCACTCGGGTCTTTTTGAGTTATATCTGACAAGGGTACTTGTTGAATCGTCACTTTGTTTGCAGGATATTTTGTAAAATCGTATGCCATATTACCTCTTAGGGCGGTAGGATAAATCCGAGTCGTTCAGTCTCTGTCTTATTTATTTGGTTAACTGTGTTTGAGACAACCTTACCATCAAGCATGACGTTATTATTTATGTCAATAGGTCTGTTGCCTAGTTTATTAAGATCCTGGCGCATTTCTTGAAAAGAATCTACTAAATCTAGTAGACTACTGTTCATTGAACTTTCTCCAGAAACTCTTGTCATTGAAGAAGTTTCTTGCTGTACAGGCAGGGTATTCTTCTGAAGTTGTTCTCCAGAGTCTGTTAGGCCACTTAATCCAGCAAATGTTAGGCCGAATCCGCCGAGAGCTCCTGCAATAGCTCCTGGGATACCGCCCAGAGCAAATCCCGCTACGGCCCCTACAATTCCTGAAATTAAAGAAACAATGAGGATTAAAGAGTTTATAATTGTCCCTAGAGTAACCCCTAGCATTTTAGCCCCTTGTCCAAATCTATCCATAAAGTGGGGGAGTTCATTTATTGATAGTAAAAGCCCTAAGATTCCGCCCAGTGCAAGTCCAAGTAGTGCAATACTGGCTGGATTAGTGGCTGCCTGTAGTATTTTTAAATTTAATGCGAAAAGGCCCGTTGCTGAGCTTGCAGCAGCCAGTCCAGTAGTCAGTTTTCCTACAGATAGGCCGAGGAGTGCTACTGATGACGCCCCGAAAATTATTAAGCCGAATACACCTAAAAGTGCTCCCCCAAATAATGTAGTCAGTACAATTCCAGTAGTAAAATTTGGGAATGCTGCAATAAATTTTACTAGGCCAAGTCCGATTTGTACTACGATCTTTAAAACGGAACTGGCTATTTTTGCAAGACTGACAAATGTTTTGTTTAAAGCTGCAATAAATTTTTCGTCGTCTTTAAGCTTTGTGAGCTCTGCTCCTAAAGTCTGGAATACAGGGGTAAGACTCTCTAGAGCAGGTAAGAATGCTCTGTTTATTAAATCCTGTAAGTTTTGGAAAGCTCTAGTGGCAATAAACACGAAACTTCCACCTAGGCCCTCTGGACCGAAGATGCCGCCAAATCTTTGATCTAAAAATCCTAGTACTATATTAAATTTTTCAGCATCATTCGCTGCGGAGGAAAATGCATCTTTAATGGATTGTGGCACAGTTGTATTTAATAGTCTATTAACAGAACTTAAGTCCTGAAATATGTTCGCAATACTGGCCAGTGCTCTAGGACGTTCAATTGAGGATAGGGAGGAAATAGCCGCAGCAATATTTACAATCCCTGAATTCTGTGCGCCCTTTACTTTTTTGAAAACTTGGTCGGCAGTTAGACCTACTCCAAGTAATCTTCTGGACATATCAACAATTGATTGTGTAGATAGGTCCGTAGATGTAGCAAGGCGATTAACTTCTTGTTTTGCAAAAGTGAACGATTTTCCTGTAGCAACCCTTAAGAAGGCCAGAGATTTCTCAAACTCTCCTGCAGATTTTACACCAGCAGTGAAGGCACCGACTATCCCTCCTACGATTCCAAAACCCAAAGAGGCGAAAGTAGTTGCAAATTTAGTTATGACGAATAGTGATGATTGTATGGCTAATAAACTACCCAGAGATCCCTCAGAGGATCTTTTCAGCCTGTCTACAGCATTGGAGGCATTCCCCAGTGCGCGAGCGGCTTGGTTGGCAGCTTGGTTTACGTTGCCATTAATAGTAATATTTATACCAAGCTCTAGATTTTCCACTTTTGATACACCTGCTATTTTTTACGGCTTTTGTTTAGTTCCTGGTTCTCAAAAGTCTTTTGCTCTTTTAAAAATTCCTGGAACAACATCCGCTTTTTTACGGGCATTTTATAGACATCACTTATGGGAGTGTGCATGTGGTAAGAAATGTCGAAAGCTGCCTTGTCCAAAGTCGTAGCTCCCATATCTAGTGTAAGGGAGTATGTATCTTTCCCGTAATCGGATGACGTTAGTCTACGTCCTCCGTTAAGCAAAAAAAATTCTGGTCAAACGGCAGTTGTATTTTCATTTCATGCCTGCAATGATAGCAACTAAAGTCTATCATTGTTTCGGCATCCCCCTCAGATTTTCTCATAAATTCACGGAGAAATTTTCGGTCTTCCCCCGGCAAAGATTTGACTACCATTTTAGGGTATTCAACACCTTCTTTAGTCAGTTCAATAATTCTGTACATGAGTAACTGCGAGACTTTGTCTTTGGCACCCTTTTGAATCTTTTGTAGACTTCCTTGGTCTTTTCCTTGATTCTTCTTGAATCTGACAGAAACACCGGTATTTGGTAACTCTATAGTCTCTTCAAGTGATTTAGGGTTACTTGATCCTTGGAATTTCAAGGAACTAAGTTCTAGATTAACTCTGGAAATTTTTTGGCACGCTTGGTTTGAACAAAGTTGATCAAACTTGAATGTATCTCCATATGTCAATGACCGGGTCTGTACTAGTAAATACAGTTGATCCACCATTAATAAATCGGAGACAAATTTCTGTGTGGGTTTGTCTTTAAGCTTACACACTCTATTTAGAATATTAGTGATTGTGGTGCCATTCTTTGACTCAGTTTCATCTAAAAGGATATCTTCTTCTTCTCCAGAAAGTTCTCTTACGTTAACTGCTCTATGCAGTACTCCGTCAGAATCTAAGTACCCATTGGGAAGTTCAACTTCCTTTTCTCGGTACTGAAATAATTGTGAAATAGGTTCCATTTATTTTCCTTTCTTAGACAAGAATTCCAGCAAGAGAGGTAGTGTCTACTGCGAAATCCGATAAAATTCCAGAACATGATAGTGTGATAGACTCAAAGCTTAGTTCACTACGGGATGCATCTAAGTTACTGATATTGTAACCCTTTACCCATGCTTCTGTCAACACCCATTTTTTCATTACAATGCCTGCTACGGATAGCTGGCTAATAGTTACATCAACCTTATAAGTGTGTGGAAGTACTACACTTTGTTGTTTAGATTGGTGGCCAAACTCAGTTTGCTGTGAATATTCGTCATAGATAGCTACGGCATGATTAGCCCAGTCGTATAACTGTGCTGACCTACTCATGCCTCGACGAAGAGTCACATCATGATAGTCTGTTCCTAGATACAATTCGGCAGACTGGAAAGTGCCTCCAGAGATGTACTTCTGGACTCTGTGGGTAAAACCCATTCCTTCTACGGCAGAGAAATTCACGGACCCAAATCCTGGTATTTCTACTAAGAATTTGTAGGATGGAATTATATCATCGAAAGTCTCGAATACTGGCATTATATGTCCACACCTATTCTAGAAAAACCTTCATGAGCTAAAGTGAGTTGCTCGATTGCGTAAGCTGAAGTATTCGCATCTAAGTTGTTGATCTTATAAGATTTAATCCAAGCATTCTTCACAAAGAATTGAACCCTGTCGTTCCCATCATGATCCATTAAAGTGATTATAATAGTAAATTTATAAATTGGGGATGATATTCCAAATGCACCTGCGGTGGGTTCGAATACTAATCCCAGCGAAGCCCATGTAGTAAAGTCAGCTTTATAGATGTGTTCGATAACTAGATCATCATACTGGGTCAACCCTTTTTGTTTTCTAAGAGTATCGCCCTCAGCTCCGCCTCTATATGTAACTACGTCTGTCGTACTGGAAAGTCCATCAATTTTGGAAGCTTGTCCAATGGATAATCCTTGTACGTCTAGTCTGAACATGAAACCTGGAATTGCGCCAGGAACTGTAGAAGTAAGTTTAGGCATGATGTTAAACTGAATTGGGACAGATTGGGACAGAATATAGAGTCTTTCTGTCCCAATAATATTTAGAAAGGTCTGTTAGGACTTCTTGGCGTAGCGTAGGCCTTCATGCTTCAAAGTCAAAGTAGAGAACTGTAGTGCTGAAGAGTTGGAATCATAAGAATCGATTTCAACAGAACTGACCCAAGCATTTTCTAATGTCCATTCAAGAACATCGGCACCGCTTTGGTCCATTTGAACAATTCGAACTTCTCCATAAACATACTGGGAAGCTTGTGCAGTACCAGATTCAATGTTGAATGTGGTAAGAGCTTCTTGTATAGCGACTCCGTCTCGAAGTAACCCTTGTTTTAAGGTTACATCTTGAAAGGTAGTTAAGCCTCTGAGTTTATGCTGTCGAGTTGCTTCGTCGCCATTTCTGTAAAGGATTTCTTCAGTTTCCTGTTTTAATCCTGAAATTTCGGAAAATCCGATTGACAAGTCGCCTAGTACTACTCGAAATGTAAAAGCAGGTAGACTGCCATCTGATGCATTCATTTTTGCCATGTTAAATATCTCCTATTATACTAAACCTTGTGATGCGAGTTCGGCGTTTAAGGCTCTCTTGTCGACCGTGAACTCAAGGACGATCATCTCCGCTGGTTGTAGAGCTGCAAGACCAATCTTTACATTCACTTGTCGTTTATTAACAGATGAAGGTGGGTTATTGCTATCATTCACTATTACAAAGAATGCATCAGAAGCTTTAGTTCCTCTTAGTCCACCTTTTCTCCAAAGGTCTAGTAAAAAGGAAGAATAGCTTGATCGCATTTTATCAAATAGCTTGCTGTCAATAGGCTCATGCTTATAAACTTCAGAAGCGTCTTGTAGACTTTCTTCAACAAATAAGAACAATCTTCGGACCGATACTCGATCAAAATCCGTTCCTAAAGGAGCTAGTGTAATTGATCCATCAACGTAAACTCCGAAACCAGCTTGGTCCCGGATCGGGTTGATCTTGTTATCATACATCAAATCTCGTTCAGCTTGAGAAGTCTTTCGAACTACTCCAAGGGCTCCAAAAAGTCGTCCATCCTGGACGCCAGCAGGAGCTTTCCACACACCGCGAGCTTCGTCTACTCTGGCATACATACCGGCTAGATGCCCAGAAGGTGGGACTGCGATTCTGATGCCTGTTACAGGATCAGGAACTAAAATCCAATAGTCATAAATAGCTCCATAGCTGGAATTTAAAGCAGCTTCATCACGAACTAGTTCAACTAATTCAAGTGGTGTATCTGTGCTACTATCTCCAGGGGCTTCAAGTATAGCCATTCGATCTGCTTGTCGCTCACAGTGACTTAACATACCGTTGTATACAGCTTCAGTTCTGATCCCAGGGATAACTACAACGTTAACTTCATCTGGTAGGGCTTCTAGGCCAGATAGTGAAGCTTCACTTCCAACATAATCATTGTCATTAACGGAAGATGTTACGTATAGGCCTCCAGAGAGACTTGCTGAAACAACTTCGATAGGTCGATTGTTAGGAGCAGTAGTTGCATTCGCCAATACTGAAACAGCTACATGTGCTGAATTAATAGACTCTGCGTAGCTAGCTAGGGAGCTGTCTTCTACTTGCACGTTATCAAAAGACTCAACTTCAGTACCTGATAGCAAGACTGAAAGTTTAAACAAGTCTGAGGCGGGTAAGGCGTGGTCTAATGAAGGATAAGCCGATGAATAGTCTGTGGTAATTCGTGCTCTAACAAAATAAAAGCTTGAGCTACTGTTGATAGAGGTCTTTCTCCAATCACTTGGGGAATCCCATCCAACAGTGCCAGATGCTCGTAAGTGTTGTGCATTGGCAACAGTCTGTGTGATGTTTTGTAGTGCAGACCAACTTTGACCATTCCAGTATTCCCAAGCTACTATTCCTGAAGAATCTCCAGGGGTTAGTAACGAAAGTACGGCATACTTGAAAGGTGAATTAGAGCCAAGATACATAACATCATTGACTGCTGTGGCAGCGGCTGTTTCAGTTACATTACTTGCTACAGCTGTGAAGGCACCAAAAGGTTTGTCTTCACTTAAGCTTACTCTGTTAATTTGTGGGGCAGTGCCGCTGAACACTGTCGTAACTTTGTATCGAACCCAGTAACCTAATGAACTATTTATGGAAACTCGTTTCCAGTCAGCTGGAACACTAAATTGTACTAAAGCATTAGCATTAACTGCGGCTCCAAAAGTGATTCCACCAGAAGTGATCTGGTCAGTGGTAGGGCTTAGTGATTGCCACGAAGATCCGTTCCAATACTCTAATTGGGCAACACCCGCAGTCGTAGCCGGCGTAGAGATTCCGAAATACATGGAATCAAAAGTTCGTTCTTTAGCTCCAATATATAAAGCATCATCAATAGCAGGAGCGGCGCTTAATGCATTAAATGGAGTTCCGCCACCTGCAGTAGCAGCGGCAACAGTAGAATCTGAGAAAGATCCACCATCATCTACCATAGCCTTGAAAAGGGCGGCAGATCTAGCAGCTGATGTATTGTCTGTGTATACTCCCGCATCAGAACCAAATACTTTATTGAAAGAAGAAGACTCATTTGAAGCTCTGCTAATTTTAATGGCTAGATCATTTCCATGATCTCCTTCGCTAAGAGCGTCTACTTGGAGAATCGAAGCCGATTCATTTCTATCAACTATAGTTACAGTCGACTTGGCATTTTCAGTAACTTCTAAAATACCATTGGCTAAATTGCTGTAGTGTCCAGTTCTAACTACGAAGCATGATTGTCCGCCGTTCTGGAAAAATCCTAAGACAGCGTGAGACAAATATGAATCCGATCTAAAATCGCCATATTCTTGTGTGTATTGTTCGAAAGAACTTACAAGTTGAGCTTGGCCGATAGGGCCTTTGTCTGCTAAGCCAACAAAACCAGCAACTGAGGTGCCTACACCAACAATTGTATTAGTTCCTGACTGAACTTCTCTTATCAAGACTTTAGGAGCTGCCATTTTTTATTCCTCCGAAGACTTTTGCTTCTTTTTATTTTTCTTCGAATTACTACTCAAAGAATTATTATCACTAGTTGAGAAAGCTTGACCTCTTTCGTAAGTCTCTAAGCCCTGTAAGGCATTAACTTGACTTTCTCCGTAAACTCTATCTTCCTGAATTATTACAGCCCTTTCGTCTTTGACGTACCGCTGTAATTTTTTAGAAAGGTAAAAATCTTGCTCAGAAATTTCGATATTTTCGGCTAGTGGGTACAAGTAAAGTGATTTACCACTCATAAGATTAAAACTTCTAATTTGATTTTTTAGATGTCTTATTTTCATATCTTAATCTTTTACCACTACCTCTATGTTGACCTTGCTGAGGTCTATATTACTCTGATCTAGGGTTGGAAGACTTGTTAGTGAACTATAGTCAAACAAGTAGCTTTCAATCCGATAAGTATAGATGCGATGAAAGAATACATCTTCCACAATATCCGCATTTATACTTGGCTCAGGTCTCTGAACCGCTAAACGGTATTTTCCATCGTTTAGTATAAACTGGTAACCAAAAGAGGGTATCCTTCTATTGACCTCTGTTACCAACTCTATTGTATCATCAACACTCTCTGCATACAAATGAACACTGAAGGAGGCAAAGTATGCATCAGGCTGTTTTATCCTAACCGAATCTGCGTAAGTTCCATCAGATAACTGGTTAAAGGCATAGTCTATTGTACCAGAAAATTGCCGGTCGTCAGCACGTTCTAGGTCTAAAAATTCAAGATATATACATGGGTAGGTCTCTTTAAGCTCTGAACTTTCAGGGCTTTCCCACTGAACTGGGACGTGTCGATCTCTAATGACGATATCTGACAGCCTATTCTGTAGTAATTTACTTACAGTTTTAGGGCCTAGGTCTGGAAATGGGCTTGAGTCCATACCATTCATTACTTAGATCCATCCCCAAATAGTTACAACATCGTGTATAGCTACTCTAATCTCACGCTTAATCGTTCTAGAGTATTTAGGCAGGGATGCCTTTAAAAGTGGGGTATATACAGCCCGTGGCGGTTGTTTAGGCGTTCCAAATTCAAAATAACGTGCGTATTTAGGAATTGCGGTCTTTTGTACAGTCTTAGCTCTACCCAAAGCATTTTGACGTCTGACACCGACAAAGAATTTACGCTTAGAATTTTTAAAGAATTTAATAGCTTTGACCATAGACTTAGTCCTAAATCCAATGCGTCGGTCAAAACCTTGTTTTATCTTTTGTTTTTTGTAGTCTGCGTTTAAAGCAGGTAGAGGTAGGGCTTGATTTTCGAATGTACGAACTACAGTTTTAGCCAACTTACGTGACTCAGCTTCAACAGACCTGTTTATAGCCCTGTTTATAGCCTTTGTTAAATCTTGCATGAAATTAACAAGGCCTCCGCTCTGTTCAACGGCTTTACCACTTAAAGTGATTTTAACCATTAACGGTCCCCTAAGTTGCCGAAATCCTTCATCTTAGTTCGTTGTCTGGAAAAGCGGCTCGTTTGGGAATTGAGGTTTTTTCTGGATGATTTTTTCTTCTCAATTTCAGCAAGTCCATTACGGGAATCTGAAAGAAATCTTTCCAGTAAATCTGGAGAAACTCTTTTGGAAGAGCCTCTTAGTACTAAATATATTGAGTAGTCTGCTTCGATAATGCGTTTGTCGTTATCTAAAGCGAAAGTTTGAAGCTCAAAAGCTTCTAGTTGATTGTTGATCCATAAATGAGATTGGTTTCTCATTTCGTTGAGGTAGTGCTCTACATTTTGATCGGACCAATTGGAATCGAGATAGTTTTTGATATCTGGAAAACGGAGTCTTAGGTCAGAATTTTTGCAGTATGTAATTGTGGTCTTCCGCTGTAACACTTAAATCCCCTCGATTTCACGACTGTTACTCAGCTTCAGAAGACTCTAGTTGTTTTGCAACAACTTCTTCTGTCTTAGCTTCTTTCTTCGACTCAGATTTTTTGTGAGTCGGCTTCTGAGACTTCGATACTGTTTCAGGAGCAGGGCTTACAATGCCGAGATAGTCAGATATTTTTTTAGAATAATCAGCTGTCTCTAATCCATATTGTGCTGCTGAAGCAAGAATATGTTCTTTTGGTAATTTAGACTCTACCATCAGTTCAAGTTTTCTGATAAATTTAGCGGCTGCTTTCTCAACCATTCGTTCTCGGTTAAGTTTATCAGGGCTCGCTTCATCAGACGAAGGAGATTGTTTACCATATCGAAGCATTTGAGGTCCTTTCTAGAAAAATAGAAGTGGGGTATTTTACCACCCCACTTCTTTAATTTTCAACGAACTATTAGTTCAAGTCGTAGATAGCTGCGTGAGCATTTGGTTTCTTGGCTACGAGATTTTCGAAAGCTTCAAGATACATTTTCTCAGTTGGTCCATCTTTAGCAATAGCTGTTAAGGAAGGAGATTTTAGAACTCGCTTTTCGATAAAACGTCGATCAAGCAAGAACACATCGCCAGGTCCGGCAGCGTCATTTACTAGTGTAGCACCGTTCGTATCCGAACAGTTTACTGACACAACGATTGGAATTCCACGGTAACTTTGAACTACAAATCCGGCTTCGATTTCAACTTCATTCATGAAGCGTTGTCCAGCGGAAAATAAGTCATTGATACTGTCGAGTTGCTCAGGTTTCGTAATCCAAAGAGAGCCACGAGCTCCATCCGTAAATACGTCACGCATCGCTGTATCTAACTTTTGTCGTGTAATAGCTTCTGGCGTTCCAGGAACTGCGCCGTATTGGGCATTCGAGAAAAGAACAGTGCTAGCAGTTCTATCAAGTCCATAAAGAGTATCCGTGTCCGTAGGAGTAGGAGTACTATCTTGGATGATATGTCGTAGTCCGGTAAAGTTTTGTGCACTTTCACCAGCAATGGTTCCAGAGTTGATAGCAAACAATTGTTTTTCTTCCAAATCTCGGAAGTCCATTGTCGCGCCTTCAATTTCTTCTACCATGATATCTAGCCCGCCTGCGCCGGAAGCCGAAGCCATCATATAGTCAGAAATTTGGATACCGATTTGTACAATTTCAGCTAAAACAGCAGCTCGTAATCGGTCTTGATTTCCGAAGTTAGCGTCTGTTTGTGAGAACGAACCATCAGCAGGTTCTGCCTTCATTGCAGCGGTAGCGTTGCGACCAGTTCGTAGCCTGATTCCGTATGGGTTTCCGACCATAGGTAATTCAGGTAGAAGTGTTCGAAGTAAGTTATCATCGTTAAGCTGGTTAGTAACTGCATCTTCGAAAAGATCGTTAAGCTCAGCGCGGTTCGCCCCAAGTGCAGGAAGAATACTTCCAGAACTCGGTGTAAAGCGTAATATTGACATATTAGTCCCTCTCCCTTAGTTAATAATTATAAGTGCACATTCAATTAAGTACAAGGAGAATTAACCGACAAACTTTTTATAGAGAGCGTCTTTCGCTTCTTGAAAGTTTTGAGGTTTCTTGCTTCCCGTTTGCTGTCCTTGAGGTTGTACACCTTCTTTTGTTCCTGTTTCAGTACCAACTTCTCTAACTTTATTAATAATAGTAGTCTCAGACTCTCTATTACTTCTAAGATGTGCAGCTAATTTCTTAGCCTTGGCACGAATCTCTTCTTCACTGTCTCCGGTAACCATATCGGTTAGGTCGGCAGGAAGTCTTTCTTCATGAGCTACTTTAATACGAGTAATCTCAATGCCTTTTTGCTTTAGGCTAACTTCTAAGCCAGAAACTTTTTCTTTTAACTTAGAGTTTTCTTCTGAAAGTTGTTTCTTTTCAGAAGCTTCTAGTTCTTCCTTACTCATTGATTTCTTCTTCAAGTCATCAAATTGTTGGGCAAGGGCCTTGAATTGGTCTGCAGTTTCTTGCAACTTAGACTCGGTATCTTTAGCACGAGTTTTAGCTCGGGCCAATTCTTGCTCTAATTCGAGCTTTTCTTCAAGTTCTTTCTTAATAGCCGCTACGTTTGCTGAATTTTCAGAACCTTCTGAAACTTTAGCTTCGGGCTTTACTTGGTCTTTATTTTCAGTACTCATTGATCTTCCTTTCGTAAACTTGTAAAAGTTTAAATAGAACCAGAGTTTAGTGTACCATGAAATATTTACATATTGGAAAATATTTCATAGACTTGTGATATACTGGCTTTAAAGAAAGATCCCCACTATGTCAGACAATGAAAAGGAAATTCCCCCTTCTTCTCCAGAGCCGGATACTCCAGACGAGAATTTCCTAGGGGACCCTAATGCCTATTATCATTCACTTTTATCCAAACCTCTGCCAAAAGAAGTCTCAGAATACTTGATTAAGCGACATAAGCTTAATACTGAAGAAAAGTATATAAACTACCTACAAAGTGCTGATTTTATTGAAGAAATCTCTGAATTTGACTACCTATTATTCTTTGAGCAAGTACTACATTTCACTGTAAAGGACTTCCATAGGAAGTTCGCAGCACAGGTATACGCCGACCGGGCCATAACCCTGGCACCTCGGGGGGTTGGCAAGTCCCATTTCTTTAGCGTTTGTTTAAGTATCTGGCTAGCTTTTTACCAAAAGTCCAAGTTTACCATGATCTTATCTGAAACAGAGGATCAGGCAAAACGGATTCTAGAAGAAATAAAGCAGATTATCGAAGATAATGAGGCCCTAAAGGACGCTCTAATGATCGAGAAGACCTCTAAGGACAGCGTTTGGAACAAGAACGAGGTCAAGTTAAAGAATGATTGCATTATCAAGGTAAAGAGCTTTACAGCCAAGTTAAGAGGGAATCACCCAAACTCTATCATTCTGGACGATGTTCTATCAAACCAGAACTCTTTGACTAAACAGCAACGGGAAGACCTGTTTAACTACTATGCCCAGACTATTAGGCCGATGGCTACCAAGAATGCCAGGATCTTATTCGTTGGGACAGCTCAGCATAAAGATGATTTACTACATAAACTCGGAGCTTCCAGCTCCTTTAAGTTCTTGAAATTAAAGGCATATGATGAAGAAACAGCAGAATCCATATGGCCTGAACAGTTACCTGAGCATGAACTTGAGGACTACAGGAAGACCTACGGGATCGTATCCTTTGAGAAAGAGTTCCAGAATAACCCTATGTCCGATAAGCTCAGCCTATTTCCCCTTTACATCCTAGAGAAGTGCCTAGATGAGCGCGCTTCCTACGTTAAAGACTACTATGGAAACCAGAAGGTCTTCTTGGGAGCTGACTTTAGTATGCCTGGGACTAATCAGGGAGACTACACGGTCATATCTACCGCTCGTATGGACGGCAATGGCACCCTCACGCTGTTAAACTATGATCGGTACAGAGATAGCCCAGAAAACCAAGATATGTTCGTAGACAAGCAAATAGAGACGATCTCACGGTTCTGTAGACAGTTCAACGTAACTCTTGGCATGTTGGAAAGTAACTCCTTTCAAAAGATCTACTCAGACTTCTTCAAAAAGAAGACTAACCTACCTTTAAAGTCTAACGTGGTAACTAGGTCTGGGAAGAATAGCCTACAGTCTGGTATCCCTGCTTTACGTATTCTTATGGAAAATGGGAAGATCAAATTCCCTTACAAGACTGCAGAAGATAGATTAAAGACTGAGGAAATCATTAGAGAATTCAATGGGTTAGTTATGACTGAGGATGGTAGAATCAGTAACCAAACCTCGCATGATGATATACCGATGAGTTGGTTACATTTACTCGCAGCTACCCATAATGTGGCTCAAATGACCACTTTTGTCCCAAGCGACAAACTACTTAAGAGTAGTCGATCTCATAATCTAATAGGTCGAAGAAAGAAACGGTTCTAG